AAATATATAAAAGTTCCAAAATTCCAATAAAATTTAGGAGGGGATACCGTCTGGTGCGAAAAAGTTGCACTGGGAAAACAAGCCTTGACCTCCTGCTTTTTTCTCAATTACCCCATGTCCCCCTCGTGCAAAAACTGGAACTTTGGAATTTTCGTTGTAAGTCTATGATTACTAAGTAAAATTAAGTTCCAATTCGTGTTTTTGAAACTGGAACTTTTTGTTCCGACACAGATGCCCCAATCCAAAACTTGGAACTTTTTGTTTTGCTGTGTCAGTTCTTAGAATTCTAAATGATGCAAAGCAAATTCCACTAGACCGTGGAAAGCTAAATAGTGACCTTGTGCTGGCAAAGGCATTCCCGCTATCGACGCGCTCGAGGACATATAACTGGTTTCAAAATTCGGGCACAAAAAAAGGGACAGGGCAATTAAGCCCCGTCCCCTAGTCTTACTTGATAGCTTTCACTATCGCATTCACCACAGCATCATCCACTGTGGCATCCCCTCTAGACTTTGCTGTTTTAGCTCTGTCCTTGATTGTGTCCACAGTGTCCTTCAACCATACGGCAAAGTCCTTAGTGGGCGCACGTTCCCGCTTTTTACCCGCCAGACTATCTAGATACTGTTTAACGTATCTCTTCAAGTCCTTCAACCGATTGGACTTGTAATCTGACCAATCGTCCCGTAATGCCTTATGAATCCCATGCTTCACAGGGTCATCATTTCTGAAGTTCCCAAAAGCTTGAGAAGAGAAGGACATGACGTGGTAAACGTCAATGCGCTGTGAACCCTCTGTCCCCTCTTCACAGGGAATCCAATCCTGTGTGTAGTATTGGGCGGGTTTTAACTCATTGAAGCGCAACATTTGACCCTCTTCAATCTCCGCCTTGATTTCATCGGGGACTGATTCTAGGAATGTTGCACACTTATTGTGTATGAATCTTCCGATTGATACACCACGCTCAGAACTGATACAACCTTGATAGCTTGCGTCCTTCAAGCTTACGATTTCGGACGTGAAAGATTTTTTGATAATCTTCTCCTGTGTCTGACACACCATTGTGTCATTGGTTATAGTTCTACATGATGAAGCCCCTTATGTAAAGTTTCACGTGTTAGTGGAACTCTATTTAGTAACGCCCTCAAGACGCGCGCGAGAACATATAACTGGTATCCAAAAATTTTGGACAAAAAAAAGCCAACCCCGAAGGGTTGGCTAGGTGTTACTTAGACCAAGCGGTCATAAACGCTTGACGGGCAGTTGCGTACCTACCTTCGTCAGCGGTCTCGTCTCCACGAGCCTTGGCGTTTTTACACTTGACTGCGAGATCTTTGAAAATCTCATCTAAGCGTTTGGCAAAATCAGCAGTTGCACCACGCTCTCGTTGTTTACCTTCATTCAGGATAGTACGAGCCTGTTTCTTAAGGTCACCCAAGCGGTTACTGCAGTAGGTGTTGACCTTGTCACGCCACTCTTTGACGATAGCGTGTAGGTAGGGGTTCTCGTTTTTGAGTTTCCCGTATTGTTGTTGACTGTAAGCAAAACAGTAATCAACACCGATAACGACTTTCTCTCGCTCGTTTTCAAGGGCTGGATTAGAGCCATCAATGAGTAAGTAATGGTCGTTAACAACAGCGTAGGTTGCAGGCTTGTTAACCTCGTTAAACCGCAAACGATAACCATCATACAGTTGCTCTTTTACCTCGTCAGCAACAGTTTCAGGAAAACCCTTTGACTGGTTGATAACATAGCGAGCAACGCTACGCATGCGGTCATTGGCAACCGCTTGTTTATATGCACCATCTTTGAGACTGGTGATTTGGTCGTTTACTGCGGGTATTGCTTGGGCTTTAGTAGCCATGGTAAAACCTCCATAAAATAGAGTACTGCGGTTATGTCGGGCATAATTGCGTCGACATGTTTAGTTATACGCATACAAGCCTCATAAGTAAAGTTTCACGCTATCGTGGAACGCTAAACAACCACGCTCTCGATACGCACTCGAGAACAATAACTGGTTTCAAAGGGACAAAAAAATAGCCAACCCCGAAGGGCTGGCTAAGTACTACAAGGAAGACTATAGGTCTAACACCATCTGAGGCGACCAGTATGTGTCTGCCATTACTTCAGCAGGATAACCTTGGATGCCCTGCATCGACAATCCTAAGATAATCATGAACCGCGTTGCGCGCCCGTGATCGTTAGCCAGTATCTTGGCTACTTTGTTGAACTGCTTGGTGCCAAGCCATTGCTTAATATCCTTAAGCGCTTTGGCTTCTGCCTTTGACCTGTCAGTAGTGTCGTACTTGATTTCGTATCCCATCAGAACTTCCTCCATGTGATTGCAACATAATCGGTATAACTTGTGCCATAGCGTACAAACTCTAGTTTGTAAGGGCTGACGTGTATCGGCATGAGCGCCAGCAATTTGTACAGTCTTGATTTGTATCTGATTACCATTTGTTTCTCCTTGTTAGTGGGGGGCTTTCGCCCCCCTGTTGGTTACTCAACTTCTGCGCCTTGTAACGAATGAACATCCCATGCAATGCCTGCCGCTGTTTCAACTTGAGGCATGATGATCTCGTTGAATATCTTATCCATGCTTGCATCGTTGAAGATGTCATAGGCTTGTGATACATGGGCAACCCACTTGGTTACATACTCTGCTCTGCTTAGTTGGATTGGCTTACCGAATGAATTGCTGAACTGTTTAGTTACTATCATGATTACTTCTCCTTAGTTAGTGGGGGGCTTGCGCCCCCCTGTTGATTACCGCTTGTACTTAACTGCTATGGTTTTACCGAATAGGTTAGTTACCTTAATGAATACATCATCATTAGGGTATTGATACAACCAACCCAATGCCTTACCTTTAGTCATTGCCTTATGACTTACTGCCTTACTGCCCCACAGCACAGATACTGTATACATATGCTTCTCCTTGTAGTAGGTATGCTTGATTGCTTACCATGATTTAAGTTATACCGATACCTACCCCATATGTAAAGTTTCAGCGGGCGCGGAAGCACCCCCCACCACCCCGTTTTGCAATCTCGGTACCATCGCGCGTCTATACACAATGATCTGCACAAATAACTCCACAAAATTCCCAAATATTCACCACTTAAGTAACAAAACTTAATGCCGATTTCGTCTAACCCTTTGATATACATAGCTTTATTTCTGCAACACATAACCCCTAATCCATATTTACTTGACATATAAATAGGTGTATACCCTACCCCCCTTACTTTTTTGGCTCTGGCCTAATGTGTTCGAGATATAGAAACACCCCCCGTCAAGGGGACCCAAAACGCAAAAACGCCGTATACTATTTTTGCTCTTCACGTGAGCAGGGGGAACGTGGGATTTTTTGACCGCTTCGCATGTTTCAACTAGTACCCATTAGTACCCCACCCCCGCCCCACTATAAAAACATTTACACATAAAGTAAAAGTCCGATATACTTTGTAAAACTGCAAGGGTCAGACATGGATGTATTAATACCCAGTATTGAGGAGAACATTCCCCTCCCTAAGAATGCTCAAGAAGCATTCCCTGACCTAACTCCGACTGAAGAATTAAACATGCGGGCAGCGGTTGTAGCGCTAATGTCTGATTTGACAGGGCAACCTATCTCTCCAACGCAAGAAAACGCCGCTGAAGCTAAGGTATTAGCTAGAGAAATGCTTACAAATCCATCAGTTAGGCCCGATTTCGCTAAATACCCTAACGAGACGCTTGCTATGCTAGCTGGTATGGTGGCTCAGATGAACGTCTCGGTAGTAGACGAGCTAGCGGAGCTTAAAACATACGTGGTTAACCACCTAGTTCACTCGGTTGAGGCTTCAAAAGACGTAAAAACCAAGATTACAGCCCTCCGTGCCCTTGGAGAAGTCGATGGAGTGGACGCATTTAAGAAAAGAACCGAGATTACCCACAAGATTCAGACCATGGAAGAGGTCGAATCCGAGTTATTGGAGCTTTTGGACGAGGTAGAGAGCAAATATATAGACGTAGAGGCTAGAGAAGTCATTAATAAAGAGCAAGATGACCCAAAACCTGCGTAAATTGACGCCAGAACACCTGTTTAAGCTAAGACAGATCATCAAAAACAAGCAAATACCTGATGAAACTAAGCGAAAAGCAAAGGATTTATTAGCAAAACATGACGAATTCCTCACACAAGAACGCGGAAAAATATCCTTTTTGGACTTTGTTAAACATGTTTATCCAGGATATAAAGTCGGACCGCATCATCTCAAACTGGCTCAAATTTTTGAAGATATTGCGGCAGGTAAGAAAAAACGAGTCATTGTTAATATCGCTCCGCGCCATGGTAAGTCAGAACTTATATCCTATCTCGCTCCTGCCTGGTTCTTGGGTAAGTATCCACAGAGGAAGGTTATCATGGCCTCTCATACAGCGGATTTGGCTGTTAACTTTGGACGCCGCGTTAGGAATCTTGTGGGTTCAGAATCGTATAAAGGCATATTTCCGCAAATAGAGTTGCAAGCTGACAGTAAGTCGGCATCCAGATGGGGAACAAACTTCAATGGGGAATATTTCGCTATCGGTGTGGGAGGCGCACTGGCTGGTCGTGGTGCTGACCTTTTTATTATTGACGACCCTCACTCTGAGCAAGACGCTAAGACAGGCAGACCCGACGTTTTCCTTCCTGCTTGGGAGTGGTTTCAGTCTGGTCCTCTACAGCGTCTTATGCCTGGCGGTGCAATTATTGTCGTAATGACCCGCTGGAGTAAACTTGACTTAACAGGGCAAATAGTAAAGCAACAAGATAACAATGACGAAGTTGACAAATGGGAAGTAGTCGAGTTTCCAGCAATAAAAGACGATGGGGAGGCGCTTTGGCCCGAATTTTGGCCTGTGGAAGAGCTGCTAGCAAAGAAAGCTGCACTTGACATAAGGTACTGGAATGCACAGTATATGCAAAACCCAGTCTCCGAAGAAGGAGCGCTAATTAAGAGGGAGTGGTGGAACATCTGGGAAAAAGATGACCCGCCTGAGTGTGAGTTTACGATCATGTCGCTAGATGCGGCACAGGAGGCAACCAACCGTGCGGACTACAATGCGCTTACGACGTGGGGTGTCTTCTTCAACGACGAGGTCAACAACTACAACATTATCCTACTTAATTCCATTAAAAAACGGTTGGAGTTTCCAGAACTCAAAAAGCTTGTACTTGAGGAGTACAAAGAATGGCAGCCAGATGCGTTCATGGTTGAGAAAAAGTCCAACGGGGCTGCGCTATACCAAGAGTTGCGCCGTATGGGTATACCCGTCGGCGAGTTTACACCTGGCAAAGGTCAAGATAAAATTGCTCGCGTTAATGCTGTATCAGACTTGTTCTCAGGCGGGGTAGTCTGGGCGCCAGACCGCAGGTGGGCGAAGGAAGTAATCGAGGAATGCAACGATTTTCCTAGCGGAACTAATGATGACTTGGTAGACTCTACTACACTAGCTCTGTTAAGATTCAGGCAGGGGGGCTTTATACGTCTACCAAATGATGAACCCGAAGATGACATGTTGTACAAGTACCGCAAAAAAGCAGCGTACTATTAAGGATAGATTATGGCAATAGATAAGTCGTTATCACAAGCTCCTCTAGGACTTGACCAATTAGACCCAGAAATGATGGGTGATGAGCCAGCTCTAGAGATTACTATTGAAGACCCAGAGGCGGTAGAGATTGGGATTGACGGCGAACCTATTCTACGTATAGAAGAATCTGAAGAAGACGAAGAAAGTTTTGACGAGAACCTAGCTGATGTTATTAGTGAGGCATCTCTCCAAACGCTAGCATCAGAATTAACATCTGACTTTGAAGATGACGTTGGCTCTCGCAAAGATTGGATACAAACCTATGTAGACGGCTTAGAACTACTAGGTTTAAAGATTGAAGAAAGAAGTGAACCATGGGAAGGTGCTTGCGGTGTATATCACCCACTCTTATCTGAAGCCCTTGTAAAGTTCCAAGCAGAAACCATGATGGAGACCATGCCTGCGGCGGGTCCTGTTAAAACTCAGATCATTGGTAAAGAGACTCCAGAGAAGAAAGATGCAGCGGAGCGTGTCCAAAATGACATGAACTACCAGATTACTGACGTGATGAAAGAATACCGCCCAGAGCATGAGCGCATGCTGTGGGGTTTAGGACTTGCAGGTAATGCGTTTAAGAAAGTTTACTTTGACCCAAGTTTAGGTCGTCAAGTATCCATGTATGTTCCTGCAGAAGACGTTGTTGTCCCCTATGGGGCTTCTAGCTTAGAGGCAGCTGAACGAGTTACGCATGTAATGCGTAAGACAGAGAACGATGTAAGACGTCTCCAGCATGATGGTTTTTACCGAGACGTAGACTTAGGTGACCCTGTTCAAGTAATGGACGAGGTAGAAAAGAAGATTGCAGAAAAACTTGGTTTTAGAGCTACTACTGATAATCGCTTTAAGTTATTAGAGATGCATGTGGAGTTAGACCTCCCAGGTTTTGAACATAAAGATGACGACGGTGAGCCAACAGGGATTGCACTTCCCTACGTTGTAACTATTGAAAAGGGTACTAATACTATCCTAGCTATTCGTCGTAACTGGAGACCCGAAGATGACACTCATCAGAAGAGAAACCATTTTGTCCATTATCCATACATTCCAGGCTTTGGCTTTTATGCTTTTGGGCTTATTCACCTTATCGGTGCTTTTGCTAAGTCTGGTACTAGTATTATTCGGCAGCTCGTGGATGCTGGAACCCTTAGCAACTTGCCAGGCGGCTTTAAGACCCGTGGCTTGCGAATCAAAGGTGACGACACCCCGATAGCCCCTGGTGAATTTAGAGACGTAGACGTACCTAGTGGGACAATGCGTGACAACTTGTTACCGTTGCCATATAAAGAACCAAGTCAAGTTTTATATTCCTTATTAGGAACAATCGTAGAAGAAGGTCGTAGGTTTGCTGGCTCTACCGAGTTGTCAGTATCGGATATGAGCGCAAATGCGCCAGTTGGAACAACTCTAGCAATCTTAGAGAGAACTCTTAAGACGATGAGTGCGATACAAGCCCGTATCCACTATTCGATGAAGCAAGAGTTTCAATTATTAAAAGACATCATCCGTGACTACACTCCAGATGAGTATGGCTATGAGCCTGTAGAAGGCAGCCGTATGGCTAAGCAATCAGACTATGACATGGTCTACGTGCTTCCAGTCTCCGATCCCAACGCGGCTACTATGGCGCAAAAAGTAGTGCAGTATCAAGCAGCTCTACAACTCGCTCAGACAGCACCGCAGCTCTATGATCTACCACTATTACATCGTCAGATGTTAGACGTGTTGGGAATCAAAAATTATCAGAAATTGGTACCGATGGCTGAAGATATGAGGCCAACCGATCCAGTTGCTGAGAACCAAAACATCCTAAAGAACAAGCCAGTCAAGGCGTTCATTGAGCAGAATCATAAGGCACACATTGGTGTTCACATGGCAGCAATGCAAGACCCAAAGATTCAATCTATTTTAGGAATGAACCCACAGTTAGCTCAGCAGTTACAAGCGGCAATGATGGCTCACGTTAATGAACATATTGGCTTTGAATATCGCTTACAGATTGAACAAGCTATGGGTATGCAGTTGCCTCCAATGCCTAAAGATGGAGAAGAGCCAAAACAAATGCCTCCAGAAATGGCGGATCAAGTGGCGCAGATGGCAGCAGCAGCGTCTCAACAGTTGTTAATGCAGAACCAACAAGAAGCTCAGGCTCAACAGGCACAACAACAGATGCAAGACCCAATCATTCAGATGCAACAACAAGAGTTGCAGATTAAAGCAGCTGAGCAGCAACGCAAAGCAGCTAAAGACATGATTGATGCACAACTTAAGCAGGAACAAATTGCTGTAGAACGAGAGAGAATCAAAGCTCAACAGCAAACAGCAGGAGCACAAGCAGCTATGAAAGCAGCGACTGATAAAGAAGCTCGCGATGCTGCACAGAGAGTAGAAGGTAGTAAAGCAAGTCTAGAGATGATAAAACTTCAACAGACACTTGCGAATCAGAGGCAAATTGCCGAAAGGCAAACACAAAAAACTGCAAAGGAGCAGACAAAGAAAGGTAAATAATGGAAGCTGATAAGGCTTTTGATGTATTAAAACGTCAAATTGACGACAGAGTTTTACAACTCCAGGAAGCTCTCGCAGATGGTCGCGTAGAGACTTACGACGAGTACAAAAAAGTGTGTGGCGAGGTAAGAGGTCTCCTTACTGCACGTAACTACATAACCGACCTTAATAAAGCAATGGAGAACTCGAATGAGTGACCAACAGGTAGTAGATTTAAGTAGAGCAGTAGATTTAAGTGCAGTTTTAAATAAAGAAGCAGAAGAAAGAGCCAAACAACTCCCTATACCTAAAGGCTATAGAATACTTTGCGCTATTCCTGAAGCAGAAGAAGCCTTTGATAGTGGGATTCTTAAATCAGACGAAACCCTACGGTACGACGAGCTTTTAACTACAGTACTGTTTGTGGTTGATATGGGTTCTGATTGCTATAAAGACCCAACCCGTTTTCCTAACGGACCTTGGTGCAAAAAAGGCGATTTTGTTTTAGTAAGACCTAATGCTGGTACCCGTCTGGTAATCCACGACAGGGAATTCCGCATTATTAATGATGACTCCGTAGAGGCTGTAGTTCAAGACCCACGGGGCATTAAACGCAAATTTATCTAGGAGATAAAACATGGCTGAAATGCAAAAAGATGAGTTTAAATTCCCTGACGAAATAGAAGAAGATAAGGGTAAACCCGTAGATAAACTAGAAGAAGGCTCAATAAACGTTGAGATTGTTGACGACACTCCTGAAGAGGATCAAAACGTAAGACCTTTACCTAGTGACATTAAAGACGACTTAGAAACTGCTGATTTGTCCGCAGAATACTCTAAAAACGTAAAGGATAAGTTTACACAATACAAAAAAGCTTGGCATGATGAGCGTAGAGCAAAAGAAGCAGCTATACGTGAACAACAAGAGGCGTTAACGGCAGCGCAAGCGATCTTGGATGAGAATAGGCGTTTAAAAGAGGTTCTGCAAAGTGGTGAAAAAGAACTAATTTCTAGCTACCAAACATCTGCTGAGTTAGAAGCGTCGCAAGCAAGAAAAGCCTATAAAGAAGCCTACGATTCTGGGGATTCTGATGCACTTGCAGAAGCTCAAGAAGAGATGATGCGGGCGCAACTTAAACTTGACAGAGCAAAAAATTTCAAACCTACTGTACAAATTGCTGAAAATGATGTAAAACTACAAACTAAGCAGTCTCAGCAGCCTGCACAAATGGATGATAAAGTTGCTGAATGGGTGTCAAACAACCCCTGGTATGTTGATCCAGACAAGAAATCAATGAGTAAGTACGCTGTATTTATTCATGAGGAACTTGAAGAAAAGTTTGGTAGAGCATTTATTGGTACGGATGAATATTTCAAACGTATTGATACAGAAGTAAAACGCAGATTCCCAGAGGAATTTGACGACATTGAAGTAAAAAACGAAGAGGAAGAAAAGCCTCAACGTACATCTAGGTTAAGTACGGTCGTAGCTCCTGCGAAGCGCAGTACATCTTCAAAAAAGATTGTACTAACCAAAACGCAAGTAGCTTTGGCTAAAAAATTCGGCCTAAGCCCAGAGCAGTATGCCCGTGAACTTAATAAATTGGAGGCCTAAAAATGGCAACAAACAGATTACAAAGAGAATTAGAAAGTCGTACCCAGTCAGAACGACCAAAGCAGTGGTCGCAACCTGAGCTTCTCCCTGAACCAGATAAGCAAGCTGGATATGCCTACAGATGGATTCGTATTTCAACGCTTAACACTTCCGATCCTCGCAACCTCTCAGCGAAGTTAAGAGAAGGGTGGGAACCTGTAAGAATTGAAGAACAACCCAAATTACAACTGTTAGCTGATCCCAATAGTCGTTTTAAAGACAACGTTGAGATTGGTGGATTGTTACTTTGCAAAACTCCACTTGAGTTTGTTGACCAGCGTAATAAACATTACTCTGACCAAGCTGATGCTCAAATGAAGGCTGTAGAGAACACTCTTATGCGCCAGAATGACCCTCGCATGCCTCTCTTCAATGAAGGGAAAGTTACGATAGGTTCTTTTGGTAAAGGTAATTAATTTTTAATTTTTAGGAGATTTATTATGGCTTATCCAAGCGTAACAGCTCCATACGGCTTAGTTCCGATCAACAGCGTAGATGGCAAACCCTACGCTGGTGCAACCCGTCAATTGCCAATTGCAAGTACTTATAACACTGCAATTTATAACGGGGATATCGTAGCTCTAGTCGATGGTGGCACTATTGCATTATCAGGCGTTACAAACGACTCTACAACTACCGCTGCTAATTACACTTATGGTGTATTTATGGGCGTTCAGTATGTAAATAGTCAAGGTCAAACCGTTCAAGCTCAGTACTACCCAGGTAATGCTGCTGCTACTTCGGCTGTGGCTTACGTTGTTGACGATCCTATGGCTGCTTTTAAAGTAGCTGTTGTATATGCAAATAGCGTTGTAACAACCGTTAACCAAAGCGCTGTAGGTATTAACATGGCAATTGACCAAGGTACAGGTAGTGCTACTACTGGTAATTCTGGTGCAGGCGTTCTTGTTCCTACCGATAACTTAGGTAATGCAGCAACCTTGCCAGTTCGTGTTGTTTCTGTAGTTCCAGAAACTGCTACTGGTACCAACGCCTTCACTGAAGTAGTAGTGAAGTTGAACAATCCGCAGATCCTTCGCCCAACAGCGATCGATTACGCAGCCTAATAGGAGCTAAATAATGGCTATTTCACGCGCACAACTACTGAAAGAGTTGCTCCCTGGCTTGAACGCATTGTTCGGTTTAGAGTATGCTCGCTACGGCGAAGAGCACAAAGAGATCTATGAAACAGAGACCTCTGAGCGTTCTTTTGAAGAAGAGACCAAGTTGTCTGGCTTTAGTGCTGCCCCCGTCAAGAACGAGGGTTCACCAATTGCTTATGACAATGCACAAGAGGCATTTACTGCTCGCTATACCCACGTAACGATTGCTCAAGGTTTCTCCCTCACGGAAGAGGCAATTGAGGACAACTTGTATGACAGCCTATCTGGTCGTTATACCAAGGCGTTAGCTCGTTCCATGGCGTATACCAAGCAAGTTCGTGCTGCTTCTATATTAAATACTGGCTTTACCGCTGCTACTGGCGGTGATGGTCAGCCTTTATTTAGCACTGCACACCCACTGGTTTCTGGCGGTACTAACAGCAACGAACCTGCTGTTCCAGCTGACCTTAACGAGACTTCTTTGGAAGCCGCCGTTATTCAAATCAGCTTGTGGACAGACGAGCGTGGACTGTTGATCGCTTCTAAACCACGTAAGTTGATCGTTCCACCTGCACTACAGTTCGTTGCAACTCGTTTGCTAGAAACCGAACTCCGTGTTGGTACTAACGACAACGACATCAACGCATTGAAGAACAATGGTTCGATCCCAGAAGGTTACACAATTAACCACTATCTGACCGACACCAATGCATGGTTCTTGTGCACTGATGTACCTAACGGCATGAAGCACTTTGTTCGTACACCACTCCAGAATTCTATGGACGGTGATTTCGACACAGGCAACGTACGTTATAAAGCACGTGAGCGTTACTCATTTGGATTCTCGGATCCATTGGGAATGTTCGGTTCCCCAGGCGCTTAATCAGCACCTAAGTCGTACTAGACCCCGCCTAAACAGCGGGGTTTTTTCTTAGTTTGGTGGGATTTTTCCTAAAAATGTAACTACAAAAACTAATCTTCTTTCTCCGTAAGCACAAAATTTATGGGCGTGAGGATTACTCGAAAAAAATACAGCTTTATATTTGGTAGGAGTAATAATTTTTAATTCTGTTAATTTATCTTCACTAAAAAGTATAGTTTCTCCTGCTGTTACGTCATTTAAGTAAAGTAAAAAATTATTGTGCTCAAACTCGTGGTCAGTATGCACTTCTGACATTGCTTGTTTTGAATGCTGCGTTGCATTAACTGCTGACCTAAGCACTGTATCAATTTCTACTTTGTTGCTTTTTGCTATCTCAAAAAAGATATCTTCCATTGCTTGCATCACTCCAGAATTACTTTCTCCCTCAACTGGCAAACTACCGTCACCATGTCTTGATCTCAACACGTGGGCATACAACGAATCTTTAGCCTCTTCCAATGGGTTAAGAATTATTTCTTGAAAAAACCATGGGAAATGGCTTGACTCAATATACTTAAAAATTTGTTTTTGGCTTTCATTAGGTTGAAACAAAACTTCTAAAAAATTCATGGCATTAGCTCCTTTTTTACATTCTAACTAAAAAGGGGTTGCACAAAGCTAAAATAGTAGTAAGATAGTGGAAACTGGGTGAATGGTCTATCAAACTGCCCCAGCAGACGCATACACGATTGATAGGCTGAACTTTGTATGAAGGACAATTTATTATGACTTTAGCAACTACCTCAGCCGTATGGCGCTCCACAGGTGGAGATCAAACCCGTACAGCAATCGCTGGCTCCATGCTTATGGTAGCCCCTTTTTATGTTGCAAATACTGCAGCAACCGCAAACGTAACTAATGTTTCTGGCGGATCAGCTTTAATTCTTCCTGCTAACGCAGTTGTGACTGAAGTTATTGTTTCTAGCGGTGGCGGCGGTAATGCTACAGCTAACATAGGGTTTACCCCAATTATTGGTGTTGGTCCTGGTCAAACAACTACTACTGGTACAAACGTTCCTACTGGTTTTGTTTCTGCTGGTAACGTATCTGCTCGTACAGTATTTACTGTTGGCGGTACAGGCGGCGGCGCTTCTTTAGGTAACGTAGCTAACGCAACTAACTTAGTTGTTGTAACTAACGCTCAAGGTGCGACTAACGCTATTGCTGGAGTTATTACTGGCGAAATAGTCTATTACGTAGCTGACACTGGCGCAGAAAACGTCTAATAGGAGGCTCTTATGGGCATGCAATATGACGTAAAGTCAGAGCACTTAACAAGCTCTGGCGTAGCCGTAAGCTACAGAACTCGTCTTAAAGGGGCAGTATTGTCCCCTAGTAACGCTTCTGCCAAAAACACTATTTTTGCTAATAACGTAGCTCAAAATGGGACGTATGACATTCCAGGCAGCACTGTATGTACGGTAACAATTACTAATCACGGTCTTGCCAATGGTGCTCGTATTTGGGCTGATTTTACTAGCGGCACTGCTGTGGATAACGTTTATGTTGTTGCTAATGCTTCAGCCAATACATTTACCATAACAACTGCGTCTCTAACTACTAGTGGAAACGTAAGCGTCTATAGTGATGTGCTAATGGAAGTTGATTGTTTTAACGCTGTATCGTTTAATGTCATTATTCCTGGCGAAGGTATTTTGGCTAATAATGGTATTTATGTAGGCGTTCCAGCAAACGTAAGTGCTACGGTGTTTTATGGCTAAGAAAAAAGGCCCCTCTCTAGCAATTGGTAGAGGCGAAAAGCTCCCTGTTTCTAAGGGGGCTGGTCTTACTGCCAAAGGTCGTGCTAAGTACAATGCGGCTACAGGCTCTAATCTAAAGGCTCCGCAGCCTGAAGGCGGTCCTCGTAAGAAGTCGTTTTGTGCCCGTATGTCTGGTATGCCTGGTCCAATGAAAGACGAAAAAGGCCGCCCAACTAGGAAAGCTGCCTCATTAGCGAGGTGGAAATGCTAAATATGATGGAGCTTTGGACAGGTGGGCTAACAATATTTGTAGCCCTTATTGGATATATCATGCACGAAAAGTTTAATGAACTTAGTCGTATTGGTATTTTGGTAAACAAAACAAGAGAAGAGGTAGCCCGTGATAACGTTACTAAAGCAGAAGTTGACAAAATTATGGAGCACATTGATTCAAGGTTTAACAAGCTTGAAAACAAAATTGACCAACTTATTCAGAAAGGGTTAACCCAATGAAACATTCAGATATGAAACAAGATATGCCAATGATGAAAAAAGTCGCTGGCGCAGCTGTTAAAGGCCACGAGAAGAAGATGCATGGTATGGCTGGTGGTGGCGTAACTCGTGCAGACGGTTGCGTATCCAAAGGACATACCAAAGGCAAAATGATTAAGATGATGGGCGGCGGTAAGGCTTGTTAAATGCCAATAGAGCCTATTGACCCTTCTAAAAAGACTGGCGGTGACGGGCAGGAGAAATATCCAGCCAAGCCAAAGCATGGTCCTGGAAAGTTTGACGAAATTCTAGAGAAAGCTGAGAAGGCTCAAAAGGCTAGGGATGAAATAAGCAAAATAGCAGGAGAGCAAAAAACAAATGCTGAAGCTACGCGCTCACGTACCTATACCGAAAGACTTCAAGATATGGGTAGATTACCTAGCGGTAGTAGTGGTAGCACTGGCATACCAAAGACTAACCGTGACCTAATGAGAAATAACAAAGCTGGCGGTATTATTCGTTCTTCCGCCTCTAAACGTGCAGACGGAATTGCAATTCGTGGAAAGACAAAGGCTTAATTATGATGGGTCTTATTGAACAATTAATGAAGCAAATACCTAAAGAAGATTTAAAGTCTGGCGGTAAATATAGAGACTATTCCGATGTGCAAAATAAAGCTAGAGGCATGAAAGCAGGCGGTACAGCCTCAGCCCGTGCTGACGGTTGTGCTATTAAAGGCAAGACTAAAGGCAAAATGGTATGAGATCAAGTCGTGGCATGGGCGCCATTAATCCTTCTAAGATGCCTAAAACAAAAAAGATTACCCGTAAGGATAATCCCGATGTTGTTGATATGTATGCCGAAGGCGGTAAGACTTCTAGCGTTAATAAGGCTGGTAACTATACGAAGCCTGGTATGCGCAAGTCTTTATTTAATAGTATTAAAGCGTCTGCCACGCATGGTACGGGAGCGGGTCAATGGTCGGCTAGGAAAGCACAACTCTTAGCTAAAAAATACAAAGAAAAAGGTGGAGGTTATCGTGGCTAAAAAGTTTCCTGACGTAAGCGGTGATGGCGAAGTAACGCAAAAAGATGTCCTTATGGCTAAAGGAGTAATACCTAAAGGTGATGGTAAGAAAAAGGGCGGTAAGGTTAATTGGATTCAAGACGCAATTAAAAAACCTGGTGCCCTAAAAGCATCTATGGGCGTTAAAAAAGGCGAGAAGATTCCCGCTAAGAAGCTTGCTGTAGCGGCTAAAAAGCCAGGTAAGATGGGGCAACGTGCAAGATTAGCGCAGACTTTGTCTAAGTTTAAAAAATGAAATGGTCAGACAAGCGCAAAAAGTCAATCAACTGCGACAGCCCGAAGGGGTTCTCGGAGAAGGCTCATTGCGCCAGCAAAAAGAAGATGGCAGGGGGTGGTTTAGCAAAATCCCAGCAATCTTTAAAATCTTGGGGCGACCAAGAGTGGACAACCAAGTCAGGGAAGAAGTCGTCCGAGACGGGGGAGCGATATCTACCCAAGAAAGCAATACAAGCGTTAAGCCCAAGCGAGTACGCAGCAACAACACGAGCAAAACGAGCAGGGAAAGCACAGGGAAAGCAGTTCGTGCCCCAGCCACCAAAAGTAAAAGCAAAAGTAAAACCGTATAGGAAGATATGACTACTACAGGTATAACCACATTTAACTTGGACATGAATGACCTTGTTGAAGAGGCGTACGAGCGTTGTGGTTTAGAGCTTCGTTCTGGTTATGACTTTAGGACTGCACGGCGGTCTTTAAACCTATTGACAATCGAGTGGGCTAACCGAGGTATTAACCTTTGGACACTTGAGCAGGGTCAGATTCTAATGAACACGGGGCAGGCTATTTACCCTATTCCCGTAGATACGATTGACCTTTTAGATACTGTTGTTAGGACTAATAACGGGCAAGCTAATAATCAGATTGACATTAATATTAGTCGTATTAGTGAGTCTACTTACATTACTATCCCTAATAAAAATGCTAACGGACGACCTATCCAAGTATGGGTTAACCGTCAATCAGGAAATGTAGCTACCATTCCACAGACTACTGTAGCCGCTGGAAACCCTATTACTACTACCGATCAGACAACCATTACTCTTACTTCAGTAACTGGTTTACCTACCCAGGGCTTTGTCAATATCGGTAATGAAACTATTGGCTATCAGAATATTGTAGGCAACCAGATTATCAATGCTTGGCGTGGTCAAAACGGTACTACCGCTACGACTCACTTAGCTGGCGCAGATGTTTATGTAAATAATTTACCGTGTATTAACGTTTGGCCCACCCCTAACCCACCTGGAACCCAGTATACGTTTGTGTACTACAGAATGCGTCGAATTCAAGATGCTGGATCAGGCGTAAGAACTGAAGATATTCCGTTTCGTTTTATACCCTGTATGGCTGCTGGGCTTGCTTATTATTTAAGCAACAAAATGCCTGAAGTGGATATGAATAGAATAGTTATGTTAAAAGCTGATTATGATTCGCAATGGGACTTTGCTTCTTCAGAAGATAGGGAAAAAGCCCCTGTTCGGTTTGTGCCACGCAATATGTTTTACTACAGATAAATGACATGCCAAGTAAATATGCTTCTGGAAAACATTCAATTGCGCAGTGCGATAGGTGCGACCAGCGGTACATGCTTAAAGAATTACAGATACAGATATTAAAGACAAAGCCGTATCAAGTTAAGGTTTGCCCGTCTTGTTGGGACCCAGATCAGCCTCAGTTGTCGTTAGGCTTGTATCCAGTAAATGATCCACAGGCGGTGCGGGAACCAAGACCAGACGTAAGTTATTTAGTATCAGGGCAAAGTGGTTTACAGATTAACCAGACGGGTATTGGTCCAAATGGGTTTGGTAGTCCAGAACTAGGTAGTAGGGTGTTTCAGTGGGGGTGGAATCCAGTCGGGGGCAGTAGGGGTCCTGATGCAGGTTTAACTCCAAATGACTTGGTACAACAAGTAATTCTTGGTACAGTAACGGTAACAACAACTTAAGGAGTTGAAAATGTACAAAAAAGGCGCAGATGGCGTTACTAAAACGGGTAAAACCGAAGGTAAAAATTTAGGTGACTCTGGTCCATCAGTAGGTATTGAGAAGGGACCAAAGGCTAGCACAAGTTCTTTAAACAAGAACATGAAGTCTATGGGCAAAAATTTGGCTCGTATTATGAACCAAAAGAAATCAGGAAGAGGTCGATAATGGCTAAGTTTTCTATGAAAAAAGGCGGTAAGGAAGTAGGACCTGCTGAGGTTTATGCTGCACCGCACACAATGGATGGTAAGAAAATAACTACAGTAAAGTCTGCTGTTACTAAACCAGGCAATGGTGTAGACCAGGTAAATATGTCTGTAGGCGGATATACCAAGAACAACGATCAACCAGTTAACAAACATGGTGAGATGAAGCAACGTGGATCAGGCGCAGCAACTAAAGGCTTTACTTCACGTGGACCAATGGCATAATGAACTTCCAGCAGCTATCTGAGGCTATTCAAAGCTATACGGAATCGACTGAGCAGTTATTTGTTCAGAACATACCGAACTTTGTACAACTTTGCGAAGAGCGTGTTTATAACGCTGTTCAGATACCTGCTATCCGTAAAAACGTCATTGGTAATTTTACAAGCGGAGATACGTATCTTGCCTTGCCTAGTGATTATTTAGCGTCTTTTTCCCTTGCTGTAATTGATGCAAGTGGTAATTACACATACTTAATTGATAAAGACGTTAACTTTATCCGTGAGGCATATCCTAACCCATCTACTGATACTGGCACCCCTAGGTATTACGCTCAGTTTTTACCCTATACCTACATTATTGGGCCTACCCCTAATGCTTCCTATCAGACTGAGTTGAACTATTATTATTACCCTCTTACGATTGTGCAAGGCGGTATATCTAATTTTGGCACTATTGTTGGGGGTTCTGGCTACACCAACGGTACATATGAAAATGTGCCTTTGACTGGTGGGGATGGCGCAAACGGTTCAGCCACAATTACTGTATCGGGTGGGTCTGTAACTGCAGTTACTTTAGTAAACCCAGGATATTTATATCTTGTTGGCAACTCTTTAAGCGCCGCTACCTCTACAATAGGAGGTACTGGAAGTGGATTCTCGGTACCTGTCAGTGTTATTCAAAACGCAGCTGGTACTTCTTGGCTGGGCGATAATTTTGAGAGTGTTTTGTTATATGGTTCATTGCGTGAAGCCGTTATCTTCCAAAAGGGAGAACAAGATATGGTGAACTATTATGAACAGAAGTACCAAGAATCTTTAGCTTTACTTGCTATGTTGGGTGAAGGTAAAGATAGAAGAAGTGCATACCGTGACGGGCAACTTAGGCTGCCTGTACCTGGGCCAACAAATTAATTTTTTAGGAGCAAGAAATGCCAATTACCCAAGCAATGGCTACATCGTTTAAGGTTCAACTCTTAAATGGTACGCAAAACTTTTCAGCAAACACGTTTAAATTAGCCCTGTATACCAGCTCGGCTACTATTAACGAGAACACAACCGTTTATTCAACAACCAATGAAGTAGCATCTACTGGCAATTACTCTGCTGGCGGTAATACTTTAGCGGTTAGCGTAACCCCAACAAATACTGGAAACGTAGCTTTTATCTCGTTTGCTAATACTTCTTGGGCAAATGCAACTATTACTGCAGCTGGGGCTTTAATTTATAACGCAAATGCATCAAACGCAGCTGTATGCGTGTTGTCTTTTGGTGGTGATAAAACATCCACTAACGGCACATTTGCAGTGAACTTCCCAACTGCTGACGCAAGTAACGCAATTATTCGTTTGACCGCTTCGTAATTAGGGAGGCCGTATGGCTTTGGTCTTAAAAGATAGAGTTAAGGAAACTAGCTCTAGCTCTGGTACAGGCAGTATTACGCTTGGTGGCGCATTTCCTGGCTATCAAACGTTTAATGCCGCCATAGCTACTGGTTCTACCGTTTATTACACCATCCATAATTTAACCGCTGGGGTTGATAACGAGTGGGAGGTGGGTCTTGGTACGTTTACGTCTCCAGCTACATTAGCTAGGACTACGGTTCTTTCTTCGTCTAATTCAGGATCATTGGTCCCATTTACTGCAGGTGCAAGTGGTCTTGAAGTATTTATTACTCAACCAGCTGAAGAAGCAGTCTATCTAAATCAGGCTACAGGCAAAGTTGAAATTGGCGGTAATGGCACAAATACCGTGTCGTTTACCAATATCAATGCTTCTAACGTAGTCATGGTGTCTGGAACAATCAGCACCAATGCTGCCAATGCCACGGATATTACCAATAAGACCTATGTTGACGGGCTTTTCTCAACAGGCATCACATACCACGACCCTGTTCTTGTTGAGTCCCCAACGGCTTTAATTGCCACGTATAACCAACCAGGTGGCGCAGGTAACGGCGTAGGCGCTACGCTGACCAATAGTGGTTCAAACGTAGCCTTAAGTATTGATGGTGTGTCATTATCTAACACAGCTCGCGTTTTGGTTTATACCCAGTCTAATGCCGCCCATAATGGTGTTTATACGGTTACTAATGCGGGTGCGCCCGATGCTCCTGGTCCTGGGGCTGCCTGGGTACTTACTCGTGCTACTGATGCTGATACCTTTGGACTTGCTAACCCTAATCAGTTGGGCCAAGGCGACGCATTTTTCGTACAGTCTGGTAATACAGGCGCTGGTGAAACTTATATTCTCAATACCGTAGGCACAATCACGTTTGGCACTACAAATATTACATTTGCTCAAATTAGTTCTGCTCAGATTTATGCAGCGGGTACAGGATTAAACCTATCAAACCTAACATTTAGCGTTGCTAATACAGCAGTTACTGCAGCTCAATACGGTAACGATGGGGCTGTTGGACAATTTACAGTCAATGCCCAAGGTCAGCTAACCAACGCTGCTAACGTATCAATCAACGCTTCTAGTATCTCTGTAGGTACTTTAGCCAACGGTAGAACAACCGCCGCTTCCGCTAACGGAGCAAGCACAATTGTATTGCGTGATTCTAATGGTGACTTTGCGGCTAATACAATTGCAGCTACAACGGTTAATGCAACTTCTGGCAACTTTACCAACATTACTGGTAATGCTGTATCTTTAACAGCTATCAATGCCTCCAACATAACTTCAGGCACCTTAGATAACGCCCGTACTACAGGCAGTACGTCTAACAGTGCGAGCACAATAGTTCTTCGGGATGCTTCTGGTAACTTTGGCTCTAATGTAATTAGTGCTTCTTCGTTTAGCGGTGACGGTACAGCTATTACAGCAATCAATGCTTCTAACATTTCATCGGGCACAATCTCAAACGCTCATACTACAGCTGCTTCTGCTAACGGGGCTTCTACTATTGTTTTGCGTGATTCAGCTGGTGACTTTAGTGCTGGAATAATTACCGCTAACGGTTCTGCTTTATCAGCTATTAATGCGTCTAATGTTTCTAGTGGGACTATTGACAATGCAAGAACGACTGCTTCTTCTAGTAACGGTACTTCTACTATTGTTCTTCGTGGAACTTCTGGTGAATTTGCTGCTGGAGTAATTACCGCAGATGGTTCTGGGTTATCGGCTATTAATGCTTCTAATGTATCTAGTGGAACTTTAGTAGCAGCTCGTGGGGGTACAGGAATAACATCGCCAGGAACAGCAGGCAACGTACTAACTTCAGACGGGTCTGGGTGGGTGAGTTCTACTCCAACGTCTTCTGGCGCTACCAAAGCTACAGCGCTGGCATTTGCAATACTTTTTGGATATTAAGGAAAAACAATGGCAAACCCCAATATACTAAACGCAACATCAATTTATGGTAACGTAACCTATTTAATACCAACTGCAACAAGTGCAACACCTTGGACTTCACTTACTCCAGCCGTTGGTACGGTAAATAGAATTGATTACATCATGGCAGCAAACGTTACAGGTACAGCCGCTACCATAACTGTTTCTGTTAATAGTGCAACGGGTGGTGGTGGAACAGCATATCGAATTGCGTTTCAAATCCAAGTACCAGCTAATACTACTTTGATTCTTTCTGACAAATCTACCGCAATTTATCTTGGTGAATCACAGTCGATTGTAGTAACTTCAGGAACAAGCAACGCCAGTGAACGTACAGCGTCTTATGAAGCAATAACCTAAAGAGATCAGTTATGACTGATAGATTTTATGCGGGTTTTGTTAATGCGGCATACGTTGGGGCTAGAGCACCCAATGCACCAACTTCTGCGGCTGCTGATAAAGGAAATGGAAATGCGGAAATAAGTTTTACTCCTCCCTCTAACTTAGGTACAGGCGGCGCAGTAACTTACCGAGCAACATCAACACCAGGAAATTTTACAGGTACGAGCGCTTCTTCACCAATTACAGTAAATGGGTTAACTAACGGTGTAACTTATACATTTCAAGTAACTGCTATTAATACTTATGGTGAAAGTCCTGGAAGTAACGTAACAAATGCTGTAACTCCTAGCGTTGCTGGTCAAAGACTTTATACAGGGGGTACTTTTACTTTTGTAGTCCCAACAGGAACTACTTCTGTTAGCGTAGTTTGCGTAGGCGGTGGTGGGGCTGGTGGCTATTATGGAACTGGCGCTGGTTCTGGCGGAGGTCTTAGATATAAAAATAATATTACTGTAACTCCTGGACAGTCAATTGCTATAGCTGCCCCTGCTTTTGCTCAGTTTGGTTCTCCTGGTGGTAATGCAGAGTTTGGCACTAACGGAGTTGATGCTTTTTATTTTTTTGGAGGCGGCGGTGGGTCTGGAGGCGGTGCTTCTGTTGGTACTGGCTCAACAATTGGTGGCGCTGCAGATGGCGGTGGTAACGGCGGATCAACAGGTTCTTATGCAGGCGGCGGCGGTGCTGGCGGATATTCTGGTAACGGTGGCAATGCAGGTACTTCTCCAGGCGCTTCTGGCTCTGCTGGTGCAGGCGGTGGCGGTGGCGGTGGTTATGGTGTCAGCTTCCCAGGTACTAATTATTCGGGTAGCGGCGGTGGTGTTGGAGTTTTAGGTGCTGGCGCAAACGGTGCTGGCGGCACGGGGTCAAGTCAAACCGCAGGTTCTGGTGGTGTTAGTGAACCATCTAAAAATGGTCAAGGTGGTTCTGGCGGCTTAGCTACACCAGGAAATCTATTTGGTATTGGTGGTAACTACGGTGGTGGTGGCGGTGGTGTTTACGGATATACCGAAAACTACACTGGAGGTGGTGCAGCCGCAGTTAGGATTATTTACCCAGCAACAGGCGCTATAACACGTTCTTTCCCATCAACTAATACAGGTGATATTTAATGCCAACCTATAGTGGAGTTTGGACCCCCGCACAAGTAATGCAACAAGCTGGTTCAGGACTTTGGCCTGGAGTAACTCTACCAGGACAACAAGTATATGTAGGCTCATTTTATGGTGGTGGCGGGTCTAATACCTATACTTGGGTTTGTCCTCCAGGAGTTACTCTTGTTAGCGTTTGTTGTATTGGCTCTGGCGCTACTAGTGGATCTGGAGTTAGTACGGGCACTTATTCAGGTTGTGGGGGCGGTGGATTAGGCTGGAAAAATAATATTGCTGTAATACCAGGAAATTCATACACAGTTCTAGCAGGTAATAGTAACTGGGCAACTAGCGTAGCTGTGGATGGCAACATATCTTATTTTAATACTTCTGGGACTGTAAGTGGTGGAGGGGGAATTAAAGGGGCTGGAGGAAGTGGTGGCGCTGGTGGCACATACACAGGTGATGGTGGTGGTATTGGAGGTGCTGGCGGTTTTGGTTATTACGGGTACCCTAGCACTTTTTCAACAGGTGGCGGTGCAGGTGGCGCTGGTGGTTATACAGGTAATGGTGGTAATGGTGGTAATGGGAATTATTCTCCAGGTGGTGGCTCTCCTGGCGCATCTGGTGCTGGTGGTGGCGGTGGAGGTGGCGGTGGCGGAAATTATTATGGTCCTCCAGGATACAACGGAGGCGGTGGTGGCGGTGGTGGCGTTGGGATTTTAGGGCAAGGCGCAAACGGTGCAGGTGGTGCCGCTGGTGACCCTCCCTTTGGTGGCGGTGGCGGTTCGGGCGGTAGTGCGGGTGCAAATGCAACTTCTGGTCCTGTCAATGGCGCGATAGGTGGTTCATATGGTGGCGGTGGCGGCAGCGGGTTTTATAATTATGGCAATGGTGGTGAAGGCGCAGTAAGAATAATGTGGCAAGGACCAGTCCCTGGAACACCAAGATCATATCCAAGTAATGCTGGCAATCTTTAATTTAAGGAAATACGATGGAACTTTTTATTCAAATAGATGAAAACGGGCAAGCAAAAGAACATCCAATTCACGGCGACAACTTTCGCCAAGCGTTTCCACATATTGACACTAACAACTTACCAAGTAACTTTGCTAGGTTTGAGCGTATACCTCCTCCACTGCCAAGTGTTTATCAAAAAAATCACAGGGTAATTTATCAGAAGCGCCATGATGGCGTTTGGATAGACATACACTTATATGACCTAATGACAAGAGAAGAAATAGTTGCGCTTCAAGATCAAGTTAAAGCTAATTTTGCCGCAAGTAATGGTCCTGCTTCTTGGACATTTAACGAGTTTATTTGCCGATTTGATCCACCCGTGCCATATCCAAATGACGGAAAAAACTATCGGTGGGATGAGCCAACAACTAACTGGGTGGAGGTAACAGTATGATTAAGAAATATCCAGGCGGAATAATTTATTTAATAGTTCCAGCTACAAGTAGAGGCGTATTCAATTTAACTACTCAAATGTTTTATAAAAAACTAGGCATTTGGTCATAAAATGACTTTTGGTTTTTCACCTTATGCTGGCGCTCCGTTTGCTGATGTAGGCGATACGAGCCAAGGTATTACAGTTCAATTAACTGGAGTATCTGCTGTTGGCGTGGTCGGCACAGTTGCTGTAGGTCTTGGATGCACAGTTGATTTAACAGGTGTAAGCGCTGTAGGTCGGATTGGCAATGTTGATTTAAGCCTTGGATGTACCGTTGATTTAATAGGGGTTAGCGCTGTAGGTCAAGTTGGCAATGTGTCAATAATTGAAAGCGTTACCATTGATTTAACTGGAGTTTATGCAGTAGGTAGGCTTGGTAATGTTGATGTAGAAGCTGGAGCAAGTACTAATGTAACTGGTTTTGCTGTACCTGTTTTGCTTGGTACTGTTAATGCGCAAGCAAATTCTGTAGTTGATGTGACTGGTGTTAGAACTGTAGTTAGGTTAAATACAGTCAATGTTTGGGGTCTTGTTGATACGGCGCAAAACCCAAATTGGACAGAAGTAATAGCCGCTTAAGGATAAATTATGGCAAGTACATATTCACCAAGTTTAAAACTAACCCTGATGGGGGATGGCGATCAAGCAGGTCTTTGGGGCCAGACCACCAATACTAACCTAGGCACTTTGCTTGAACAGGCTATTACGGGTGTGCAATCTATTGTTATGGCTGATGCTAACTACACCCTTACTAACTTTAACGGTATAACAAACGAAGCTCGTAATGCGGTTTTAGTGGTTACTGGGACAAACAATGCGGTACGAGACCTTATACCTCCTGTCGTAGAAAAGCTTTATACCATTGTTAATAACACTACAGGTGGCTATGCAATTAGAGTAATTGGTAGTTCTGGTACAGGCGTAAATATACCGAATGGCGTTACTACTCTTGTCTACTGTGACGGCACTAACTTTTATGCTGGAAACACAGGCACATCTGGAAACTTTATTGTAAATGGCACCTTAACAGCTACAACTGCTAATGCCACAACAGTAAACGCAACAACAGTAACTGCTACGACAGTAAACGCTACAAATGCTACATTTAGCGGTGCTATTTCTTCAGTATCCCCAGCTTTTACAGGAACCCCTACAGCGCCGACTGCTACTGTTGGAACTAACACAACTCAAATAGCTACTACGGCTTTTGTCTTGGCTAATAACACTCCTGTTGGCGGTGCTGGTGGGTTTGTTTCCGTTCAGTACTTTACAACTGCTGGGGCAATTACTTGGACTAGACCGTCTGGAATAAAGAAAATATACGTGTACGTTATTGGTGGCGGTGGTGGTGGGCGTCAATCTGGTACACAAGCTACTTGTGGGGGTGGCGGTGGTGGTTGCGCAATTAAACTAATAGATGTGACATCCATTTCCTCAATTTCTGGAAACGTTGGTTCAGGTGGCGCAGTTAATGTCGCAGGTTCGCCTTCAATTTTTAACACCACAATAATTGGCGGTGGTGGCGGTGTTGGTAATGAGAGCGGTGGGTACCCAGTTGGTGGTACGGGCGGTTCTGCAAGCGGTGGAGATTTAAATATCCCTGGCGGAACAGCTAGCGCTAATTCATATTCTTCAGTATCTAGTGGCACCCCTGGTGGTACTCCTGCATTTTTTGGTCAAGCTGGTCCAGGTGGTGGATATAGTGGTTCTCAAGGCAATGGCTTATACGGCGGTGGCGGTGGCGGCAATGGTTACAGCAGCAGCGCTGGTGCTGGCGGTGACGGGATTATTGTTGTTTACGAATACAGCTAAGGAAAAATAATGATTAAAGAGATTGCAGACGAACTAGTAGGCGATGAGTTTAAGCCACGCCATACTATTGAGATCTATTGCCCTAACTGCGGATACGATGTTTCCGAAGCTGAACTAGCTGCCAAGATGTGCAGTGACTGTGGGCATAGCCTCGAAGAACCAGAACAGCACGTAGCCATTGTGGTTGCCAATATGTCATTTGGTGGTTCAACACTCTGAGGCAAAGAACAGTGAGATATGTCAGACGAACTGGGGTTATCGGCTGGTGCCAAGGGCATTAGCGAAGGGATAAAGACTGGGCGTGAGGCTGGGCGGGAGATTGGCAAGAACATTGAGGATGTTCAGAAGGAAGCGGTAGATGTAGCCAAGCAGCAAGCAAATGCAAGGATTCGGGAACGCAGGGAAGCGGAGTTAAAGAAAGAACGAGCAATATTTAAAGCCCTTGAGGAGTACAAACACCGCAAGAAGATTTCGGACGAGGAATACCAATTACGGATTGACTTTATCAAGCAGCATGGCACGAAGGAGTGGCAAAAGCTAATAGACATCAAGACCGAGATTGAACGGCTAGAGAAGGAAGACCGCAAGTACTTTGATGCGGAGTTAGAAAAGGTTAAGTGGGTGCAGTTCTGGTGCTTTCTGGCAGCAGGTTGGATTGCTTATTTTATTGTATGGGGGAGTAAAAAATGAACGAACATGAAACCGCCAAAGAAGTTGCTGGTAAATACATCGGCAAACAAGGTCTTTTCTACATTACCTTTATTGTCGTTATTGGCGTAGGTGCTTCTATAGTCCTTGAAGAATCTAAGATGGCTGCCGTTATGGGGCTACTTGGTGCGTCTTTAACCGCCTTAATCTCAATGCTTAACGGTGTCGCTGGTGCTACCCCCAAACAAGACAGACCTGAGTTTGAGATTATGAAAGAACTAATTTCCCGCCTAGATAAGATGGCTGATCGTGATCCAATGACTGTTGCAGTAGATGGCGATAAAGTTGTTGTTCGCAAAGGCGATAACGAAACCGCTATAGGGAGATAATATGTTACCGCTAATGGCATTAGTCGATGTTGGGATGAAAGTCCTAGACAAGTTTATCCCTGACCCTGAAGCTAAAGCCAAGGCTCAAAAAGAACTTCTACAGATGCAACAAGAAGGCAGGTTGGCTGAACTACAAGCTGACAATATTGAGGCGCAAGAACTTACTAAACGGCATGAAGCAGACATGGGAAGCGACTCTACGCTATCCAAAAATATCCGACCTATGACTCTTGTGTTTATTCTAATTGTCTACTCTACCTTTGCGATGATGTCCGCTTGGGATATAGAGGTCAATAACAACTATGTAGAACTGCTTGGACAGTGGGGTATGTTAATTATGTCCTTCTATTTTGGCGGGCGTACTCTTGAGAAGATCATGGATATGAAGAGGTCAAAAGATGAGTCTAAGTGAACACTTTACCTTTGAAGAACTAACGCACACAGACCATCGGCAGTTTGACAATACTCCTAATGCCTCTGAAATGGCTAACCTTGTACGTTTGGCTGCGCTTCTTGAAGAAGTTAAAATAGCCATAGGCGGTAAGCCTGTAATGATTAATTCGGCGTTTCGTTGCAAAGAGGTAAATGATGCCGTAGGTTCTAAAGATACTAGTCAGCACCGTATTGGATGCGCTGCTGATCTTCGTGTACCAGGCATGACCCCCGATGAAGTTGTTAAAGCGGTGATTGCCTCTGGTATTGGTTACGACCAAATAATCCGTGAGTTTGACCGCTGGACACATATCTCAGTTCCTAACACAAAAGACATGACACCAAGGCGGCAAGCCCTTATCATTGACAAATCAGGAACACGTCAATACGTCTAAGGGTAAACCCGTATGCCATTACAAAAACTTCAATTTAGACCAGGACTTAACCGAGAAGGTACAGACTACTCCAACGAGGGTGGTTGGTACGATGCCGACAAAGTGCGCTTTCGTTCTGGTTTTCCTGAGAAGATTGGTGGTTGGAGCCGTATGGCTAATGCTCAATTCTTAGGGTTGGCGCGGTCTTTATGGAATTGGGTTACGTTAGCAGGATCTAATTATCTAGGTGTTGGTACAACTGTTAAGTACTATGTTGAGCAGGGTGGTACGTACAACGACATTACCCCCGTGGTAGTTACTTCAGCTAACGTAGCAAATGCTTTTGTAGCAACAAACGGCTCTAACGTAGTTACGGTTATTGACAGCACGTATAACCCTGCCGTGGGGGATTACCTTACTATTTCTAGTGCGGCTAGTCTTGGTGGCGCTATAACGGCTACTGTTCTAAATAACGAGTTTGCTGTTAATTCTCTAGTTAATTCAACTGCTTATACTATTGTTGTCTCGGTTACTGCAGATGCTTCAGATACAGGCAACGGAGGTTCTGGCACCGACATTGCTTACCAACAACCTATTGGTCTAAATACATACACTTTAGGTACTGGATGGGGCGCTGGACCTTGGCCCGTTACAGGCGTAACAACTAGCCTAACCGACCCATTTGCCACAACCAATGCTAGTAACGTAGTTACAGTAACCCAGACAGCCCATGGTTTAACTAACGGCAAAGCAGTTATTTTTTCCAACGCTGCAAATACAGGTGGGGTTTCATCTGTCCTTTTAAATACATTGTTCTACCCCACAGTTGCTAATGCCAACGCATACACTATTACGGTTCAGGCTAATGCAACATCTAACGTAGCTGCAGGTGGCGGTAACGTCATTGCCTATACCCAAACTGGTGTTCATGGTTGGGGTGATTCGTATCCTGCATCTAGTATTGGAGAACAGCTACGTCTTTGGACTAACGACAACTACGGGCAAGACTTATTTATTGCTCCTCGTGGGGGGTCTATTTTTTACTGGATCCCAGCTGGAAGCGTCTATCCTAGTAACGCAGCGGGTGGTTTAACTACAAGAGCACAATTTCTTTCTGTTGAGTCTACCGCTGCTGGGTATGACGGTACAAGGGTACCAACCGCTACCTTTCAAGTTTTATCTTCAGCAATTCAACGTTTTGTTATTTGCATGGGTGCCAATCCATACGACCCAACAACAGCCGCTACAACCTTTGACCCAATGTTGGTGCGTTGGTCTGACCAAGAAAACCCCTATGAGTGGGTACCTGCAGTAACTAACCAATCAGGTGAATTTAGGTTGTCTAACGGCTCATTTATTATGGGTTCCCGTGCAACCCGCCAAGAAATTTTGGTATGGACAGATTCTGCTATTTACTCCATGCAATACCTAGGACCTCCTTATATTTGGGGCTTTCAGATCCTCATGGACAACATTTCAATTATGTCTCCAAACGCTATGATTACAGTCAATAACGTAACGTATTGGATGGGTGTTGATAAGTTTTATATGTACTCAGGTCGTGTTGAGACTTTGCCTTGCTCGCTCTGGCAATACACCTTTGAGGATATTAATAAAGAACAAGCCTTCCAAGTATTTTGTGGTGGCAACGAGAGCTACAATGAAGTATGGTGGTTCTACTGCTCACAGGGAAGTAACGTCATAAATAAGTACATTATTTACAACTACCTAGAGCGTACTTGGTACTACGGCACAATGGGGCGTACGGCTTGGCTAGACTCTGGCTTACGTCAATACCCTATGGCTGCTGACTACAACAACAGGATGCTATTCCATGAATCTGTGGTAGATGACGTATCAGGTACAAGCCCAGTGCCAATTAACGCTTATATACAGTCTTCTGACTTTGATATTGGGGACGGGCATAACTTTGGGTTTGTCTGGCGCATCTTACCTGACGTAAACTTTAACGGCTCAAACGTCAATAACCCATATGTAACAATGAGGGTTAAACCCCGTCAAAACTCTGGAGCGCCTTATGGTACGGCAGATAACCCAGAAGTAATTAGCGGGGATAACTTTTCTACCGCTTCTGTCTACAACATCCAAGAGTTTACTGGGCAGGTCTATACCCGCTTACGTGGTCGCCAGCTTGCCTTTAGGATTGAGTCGGATTCGCTGGGTGTGGCATGGCAGTTAGGTAGCCCACGGATTGATATTCGCAACGACGGGCGTAGGTAATGGCAGTCAACCCCCAGATTAAGACCCTAGACCTTAGACCGCCAAAAGCGCCTAACTTACCCATTGCGCCTGTAGATTATCGCCAGCAGTACCAAGATCAGTTATTAAATGCTCTACGCCTATACTTTAACCAGATAGATAACTTTGGGTTTGGTTTATTAAATACATCAGGCGGAGGTGGAATTAGCTTTCCTTATATTGCTGCGTCTGATAATACCGATCAGCTTGCCACTGCTACAAACACTCCTACAATAGTTACATGGAACACGTTAGATAGTGGCAACGGGTTTACTTTAGCTGCTCCTGGAACTGCTACCGCCGAAGTATCTGGGATCTACAAGATTACATATAGCCTTCAGCTTGCTAATACAGACAATGCCCAGCATGACGCAGCGGTATGGTTAAAGATAAATAACAGCAATGTAGCCAATTCTACGACTCTATTTACTGTACCAGCCCGCAAAAGCGCTGGAGTGTTTAGCTATGTCTGTGCCTACTCCGAGGTGGTGTTTTCAATAAATGCTGGGGATGAGATAGAACTGTACTGGGCAACTAACCAAGCCTACGATACTTCTCCCGCAACGGACGGTATTTATATAGAACATTTAGCCGCACAAAGTAGCCCGTATGTTAGACCAGCCACACCATCTGCATTAGGCTCAATAACCTTTGTTTCAAGACTACCAACAAACACATAACGATGACAACATCTATACAAAATACTCCAAACAAGGTAAAGTTCAGACAGGATGTTTTAGCTGTTGAACAGGGCCTTAAAGATAAGGTTGCGTCAGGAGAAATAGTTCCAGATGATAGCCCTTTAAAGCATTACTTTTCACCAGTAGACGAGAAATACGGTTGTTGCACTTATGCTAGAGAAATTCTTTTACGAAAAGGAAGTTTAGTTATAGGTAAAATACACAAACATCAGCACTTAAACATTATCTCTAAAGGTAAAGTTACGGTGTTTACCGAGTTTGGCAAAAAGGAATTAGAGGGGCCTTGTACATTTGTATCAGAAGTAGGTCTAAAACGTGCCGTATATGCACACGAAGATACCATCTGGACAACTATACATTTAACTGCCCATGTGGGCGAAGAGAATTTAGACAAAGTTGAAGACGAAGTCATAGCGCCAGATTATGGTGATTTGGGTTTGATAGCGTCTGTCAATGACTTAGTTGGGATTGAGGGAGAAAAACTATGACTTGGGTAGCCGTCGGTACAGCAGCAGCTATTGGTGCAGGTGTAGGCGCAGGAAGCGCCGCAATTCAAGGTAAAGATACTGATGAAATTTTAGAAGGTGCTCTTATCGGTGGCGCTACAGGTGCTGTAACAGGAGGCGCTGGTGCGGCTTTTGGCGGCAGTGCAGCTAGTACTGTTGGTACTGAACTTGGTAAAGAAGCCGTTACCGAAGTTGGAAAAGAAGCAGCTACTCAAGCAGTTCAAGAAGGGATTAAAGAAGGTGCTACCCAAGTTTTAGCTGAGGCTGCTCCACAAGCTATCCAAGAATCTGCGGTTAATCAAGGTATTTTGCAGGCTGGTGCTACCCCTGCTGGTGCTATTCCCCCACCTCCTGCTGGTTCTGTGCCATTAATTCCTGCTGGCACTACCCCTGCTGGTGCTATTCCTCCTCCCGCCGCTGGTTTGGAACAAGTTGGTCCTAGCCAGGCAGAAATAAACGCAATTAATCAAGGCAATGCTGATTCTATAGCTGCACGAGGTACAGGTACACAAGTAGCTGGTCCTGCTATGAATATTGAGCCAGCTGGTGTTTCTCCTTCTGCTGCCCAAATGAATTTCTATACTGGAACTTCTGAAGGTCCTCAGACTTTTTCTGAGATGCCAGACTTTCGTGAAGCGTATTCGGCAAAAGATTCTGTGGGATTTAAGGACGAGGCAGAATTACTAAACGCTCCAGAAACTAATCCATTCTTGCAAGGTGTTAAAGATGTAGGAAGCTGGATGAACGCTAATAAAGGCTATACAGCTGCTGGCGCTTATTTAGGTTTACAGTCTATGGGCGCTTTTAACCAAAATTCAGCTAGTAGACCGCCAGAAAAAAGACAGTTTAATAACCCATATAGACTTTCGCCTGATTTTAAAGGTGGTCCATATAGCGAACCTAATGTTTATAAGCCTAAAACTTATAACTACGCTTCGGGCGGAATTACTTCCTTGCAAGGCGGTGGTGGTCCTGTAGAGCGTATGAGCCAAATGAACACGGCTATGAACCCTCAAGGTGGTATGTACCCTATGGGAATGATTGATAAGACTCAATATGCTACCCCAACCCAGCGCCCAGTAAGCGCTGAAATGGTTTCTGCAGCTCCTGCTTATGAACGGTCTAACCCCATGCTTATGGCTTCTGGCGGGATTGCTAGATATGCTGAAGGTGAAGAAGTTGAAGAACGTCCTACCCGTCGTTATCGTGGCGATTTAATGGGTACTTTAGATAAGTACAACGAGATGATTGGAGGCAGTAAAAAAATGTCTGGGCCTCCCGCAACTGATGTTGGTATTGTTAGTGATACTGACCCAGATACAAGACTTCAAGACGCTTACACTGCGGCGTTAACTAGACTAAAGAAAACTGGTAAACGAGCTAATGTTGGTATTGCTGCTCTTCCCGCTGGCGTTCAAGCTGGCGCTTTAAACATGTCAACACAACAAGCCGCTGGCGGTGGGATCATGCAAGCTAACCTAGGTAGCTACGCCGCAGGTGGTAATCCCCGTCTATTGCGTGGACCTGGTGATGGCATGAGCGATAACATCCCAGCTACTATTGGTGGTAAACAGCCAGCTAGACTTGCGGACGGTGAGTTTGTAGTTCCTGCTGACGTGGTTTCCCATCTAGGTAATGGCTCTACGGATGCTGGCGCTAAGAAGTTACATGCCATGATGGATAAAGTACGTATGGACAGAACAGGTAAGAAGAAGCAAGCTCCAGCCGTTAAAGCAAAAAAGTACATACCTAAATGACATATAAAGTTCAGCCTGTACCGACTCAGTTAGTTAACCAACTTTGGTCTAAGGTTGAGCCGTTTATTAAAAGTGCTGAAGAAAAGTTTGGCGGTTCAGAGTACACAACCGAACAGATAAAAGTATATTTAGTGACAGGACAGATGATGTTATTAGTGGCAACAGATGACAACTCGGAAATACACGGTGCCGCTACGGTATCATTTATTAACTATCCTAACGACAGAGTTGCGTTTGTTACCTCAATAGGTGGAAAATTAGTAACAAGCCCAGAGACTTTTACGCAGATGTCTGAAGTATTTAAAGCTAATGGGGCTACTAAGATTCAAGGGGCTGCCAAAGAAGCAGTGGCAAGATTATGGAAACGTTTTGGCTTTGAAGAGAAAGCCATTTTAGTGGAAGTTAAATTATGAATATTATTAAGTTCTTCAAGTGGTTGTTACTTGACCAGTTTATGCTCGGCTTCGGTGGCGGAGGTGGTGGCGGGCAACAACAACCATCAACTACATATTCTCAAACTTCTAACATTCCAGAATACGCTCAGCCTTATGTTGAGACAATGCTTGGCGCTACCCAAAGACAGTTGTTTAATATGGGCGGTGAAGGTGGCAAAGATATTACGGGCTTTAAACCATACCAACCATATAGTACTAACGTAAATGATTATGTAGCAGGATTCCAACCGCTTCAGCAACAAGCTATGGCAGCTACTGGGCAATTACAAGTTCCAGGTCAGTACGGTCAAGCTTCTCAAATGACTGAAACCGCTGGCTTAGGTTCATTAGGTTTAGCAAGTCAAATGGCTGGTGCAGGTTCTGACTATGCCAGAATGGCTACAGATCCTACCGCTATGCAAGGTTACATGTCTCCTTATATGCAAAGCGTTGTTGATTACCAAAAGTCTCAAGCATTGCGTGATTACAACCTTGGTACAGGAGTACGTAAAGCCCAAGCTGTAGGCTCTAACGCGTTTGGTGGTAATCGTCAAGCTTTGATGGAAGCAGAAGCTCAACGTTCTTTAGGTAATCAATTACAAGGAATTACCGCTACAGGTTCACAAAAAGCATTTGAAGATGCTCAGCGCCAGCAACAGTTTGGTGCTCAGTTAGGTATGCAAGGGCGACAAGCTGCATTGCAAGGCGTTGGTCAATATGGTCAGATGGCTGGTCAGTTAGGTCAATTAGGTGGTCAAGAACTTGCTGCTAGACAAGGCATTATTCAGACACAGTATGGTATGGGTCAGCAACAGCAAGCTATGGAACAACAGAAGATTAACCAAGCTATGCAAGACTGGGCTAATACCCAACAGTACCCACTTATGCAGTTGGGTGTTATGTCTAACATGCTTCGTGGTCTTCCAATGCAGTCGTCTACCACTAACCAATATCAAGCTGCTCCTAATGCGCTTACGCAAGGTATTGGCGCTGCTGGTGCTGGTGCGTCTTTATATAATGCGCTTAGAGGCAAAGAAGGTGGTCTTCCCAGTGAGTTTGAATCTTCTAAAACTGGTATCAAGTCTTACTATGAGGGTGATGTTGTTGAGAGCACCAAGGCTGACTTGTACGACCTACCATTAGATGAGTTAGATAAACGCGCTAAAAATTCTACTAGCCCTACTATTAAACGCTTGGCTACTGCAATTGCTAAAGAAAAACGCATGGGCTTAGCTGGCGGTGGCATTATTGCGTTTTCTAACCCTAATGAAGCTAATAATCAAGGCGTTGTTAAAGAAGACCCAGAGTTAGTACGCCAAGCGTATATTGACGCTGCAAACTTACAAGCTGCTGATTTGCCCCCTGCTCCAACTGCAGCGCCAGATGCAGGTATTGGTCGTGGTCGTGGATCAGGTATGGGTCCAGGCACTTCTAGATTTAAAACTTCTGAGCAAAACGTACAAGATATAAGAATTGGTAGAGGCGGCATTAAACCTGAAGTAAGCCCACGCGTTGCTGCTGCAAGAGCATATGAGGCAAACCAATCACGCGTAATAGGCGCAGATCAGTTAAACGCAGAAACAAGACAATCTGAGGCTGATTACGAAGCCGCTAGACCCAAACCTCCCGTTGCTCCAGCTGCTCCTCCTGCTGGTATTAAAGCCGCTGCACCTGCTCCTGCTCCTGCTGGTATTAAACCCGCCGCTGCTCCTGGTGCTGCACCCGCTGCCGTTGTTTCTACTGGTAATAAAATTTCAGGCAGTTCAATAGCAGCAGAATATGGTTTAGAGCCTCCTGCCGATGACCCACGGGCTAAGATGTCTACAGCGGAATTAGCTAAAGAAAAATTGGCATTTTTAGGTCCAGATGTTAGAAAAGAAGAACGTGCAGGATTAATGGCAGAACGTGCTAGTGCTAAAGACGAAGCTCGCCGCGCACAATCATTACGTTTTGCTGAGTTTTTTGCTGATTGGGGTTCAAAACCTGGCGGCACTATTAAAGCTGGTTTAGATGCGCTTAAAGAAAAAGTTCCTAGTCTTGTTACTGATGCAAGAAAAGCATCTGAAATTCGCAGAGCCATTAACAAAGACATAGCTGGATTAGATAAAGCTGACCGTTTAGAAAAAGCTGGCGCTTGGGACGAAGCCGCTAAACTTAAGAGTGAATTAGGTAAAGACGGAAGAAAAACTTACGGTGACCAATTAAATTTCTTATCTGCTCGTTTGACTGATCGGTCTAGAGAAAAAACTTCTTTAGCATCTGACCAGTCTAGAGAAACAGTTGCTCGAATTGGTCAAACTAGTAAAGAAAACGCTGCTGATACTAAAGACATAAGATTTTATGAAGCAGAAATAGGTAAAGAAGACAAAAAATATAATGAGTTGACAGCAGGTAAAAATACTCCTTATGTAATAGATCAAAGACTTATTGATCGTAATAAAGAAAAAGCTGCAAAAGGTGAACTATCACCAGCTATGAAAACTCAATATGATGCAGCTGTAATACGAAACGCTACTATAGATAATGAATATAAAACTCGTAGAGCAGAATTAGTAGCAGCGCGTGATAAAGCTAAAGGTACTTCTGCTGCCCCTGCACCTACTAAAACTGAATTACCGCCAGGTGCTATACCAGGATCTAAAATAGTAGGAACAGCTAAAGGTACTGGAGAGCAAGTCTACGAAGCACCAGACGGTAAAAGATACACGCTTAAATAAGGACTGACTGTGGCTATAAAAGAATTTACTGGCGAATTAGAACCAGTTAAACCTAGCAGGTTAGTTGAATTTACTGGAGAGTTAGAAAAACCAGAAGAAGTTAAACCTGTAAAACCTGCGAGTTTTTCTGCTAAAGATACCGCTATTGCTTTAGGGCAAGGTATTGTTGGTGCTGGTAAATCTTTAACCGATGTGTTTGGTGCTGAGAACGTAGCTTCTAGAAAGCTAGGTGAGGTATCTAAAACGCTAGGGGAACAAATCTCTCCAGAGCGCCAAGCAGAAATGCAACGGCGCCAAGTTCTACAAGAAAAAGCTTCTAAAGGTACTTTAACTGAAGAAATTAGCGCTTACTTAGGTGGCGTAACTGAAGCCCCAGTCCAAGCTCTTGCACAAGGTTTAGGTTCAATCGTGCCATACATTGGCACAGGAATTATTGGCGGAATTGCTAAATTAGGTGGAGCAACAATCACGGCTTTAAATACTGTGGTAGGTGCGGCTCAAGGCGCTGGTTCTATTAAGGGTTCTTTATACGACAGCGTTAAACAAGAATTAGAGAAGTCAGGAATGAGTCCCAAAGAAGCTGCAGCTAAAGCTTCTAAAGCCCAAGAGTATCTTGGAGAAAACTTCTTAGACATAGCTGGTGGCTCTGCATTAGGTGGCGTAGGCGCTAGGTTTGGTGTTGAGAAACTATTGCAAAGAGGCGCTGCTGATAAGTTAAGCCCTAGTTTAATACCCCGTGTTGGTAAGGCAGCGTTGGCTGAAGCCCCATTAGAAGGAGCACAAGGTGCTCAAGAACAGTTAGCAATTAACCGTGCCCTACAAAAACAAGGTTTTGATGTTGATACATTCCAAGGCGTAGCAGGTGCTGCTGCTCGTGACGCAGCTGTTGGTGCTTTAACTGGCGCCGCAGTAGGTGTTCGTGGACCAAGCTCAGTTGCAGAAACACCGCCGCCTCCTACTACAGAACCTGGCAAAGAAACTACAACTGCGCCTCCCCCTGTACCGCCAGTAACACCGCCTACTACAGATGCTGCTACTGAAGCTCTTTTGGCTTCTACTATTGACCCCGTTACTGGACAGTTTGTACAACAGTTTGCTACTCCATCAGCAACAGAAACGCCTGTTATAGCCGAAGCAGATAAGCAAGCCGCTATTAAAAAGGTTTCTGAACTAGAAATTGATAATGCTAGGATTCAAGCTAAATTAGCTGCTGGCGAATACAAAGCGCCACAAGCAAAAGCTGCTGCACAAAACAAATTAGCAAAACAACAAGCACTCATTGATGAACTTAAAACACAAATAGGAGGTCAAGATGCTTTTCAACAGACTAACGCTGGAACAAGTGGAGTTGGCGCTGGAATACCTGGAGGATCCGCAACAACTGGAGCCGCCGCAGGAGCTACAGATACTGGACTTGGACGACCTGGAGTGGACAGCGATCAGGGTCTTGAATCAGCACCTCAAGACGGAGAGAGCGCACAGCAGCCTACATTAGATATAAATCAACTAGATGAAATAGAGCTAGCTCGGTTACAAGAGTTAGCAGATGCTAGAGAAGCTGGTTATAACATTGATGCAGAGTTAGTTAATTTAGGCAATCAAGTTCAAGAAAGATTAGCTACTACAACAGAAGTAATTGACGAACAAGCATTAGCCGACCAAGAAGCTAAAGCCGCTGCCGCAGCAGAAGCATCACGCCTAGCTGAAGAACAAAGATTAGCTACAGAAGCTCAAGCCCAAGCCGCAGAACAAGCACGCTTAGCTGAAGAACAGAGATTAGCCGCAGAACAACAAGCTGCGTTAGAAGCAGAGCAAGCTGCATTAAATGAAGAAGCTGCCGCTGAGTTAGCTGGTGAAGTAACACCTCCTACCGTTACACCCTCTACCGTTACACCCTCTACCGTTACACCCCCTACCGTTACACCCCCTACCGTTACACCCCCTACCGTTACACCTACCAAACCTCCTGTAGTTGAAGAGTTTACTGGTGAGTTAGACGAAGAAACACCACAGGGTGCAATAGAAACTAAAGTAAAAGCCTTTGAAGACATCCGTAAGCTATTGGCGTTTCCTGAAAAATTAGGCACTTTAGATAAAAAAGCAAAAACACCTGGCGTACAGGGCGAAGTAATTAAGGAAGAGAAAGTAGCCAAACCAATTAAATGGCGTGGCAAGAAGGGTACTAAAACCGAAAACCCATCGCCTTATAACTTCTTAAACGAAAACGGCTACTACTCTGATAAGTCCCCAGAACAAATTGCAGAGCAAAGCACGGCTATTGCAGCTAAAGACAAAAAAGCTACCGTTAAAAATGCCGTAGAAGCTGGCGTTGAATCCGCTGCCTTTGATGAGGCTTACGACTTGTATGACAGCATTGCTTACGACGAAAAGGTATTGCCAGAAATCAAACAAGTAATGGCTCAGCGTCAAGCTGCTAAAGATGCAGAAGTAGATGCGCTTAACGAAGAACGTAAAGCTAATCGTGAAGCTAAACGGGCGCAAATGACTCGTGATGGCAAGAGCGAAAAAGTCATTAAAGAAGCTTTATCTGTAATTAAGAACGTACGAAAAGTTAAATACCAAGAGACTAAGCCGCTTGAGTTTATGTCTGAGCAAGAAGTATTAGATCTGTTTAAAAAGAATATTGGTACTAAGACTGAAAAACAGATGGCAAAAGAAGGCGGTCAGGCTAGGATAGATGCTGCTAAAAATAGAAACGCTTTTGTAGACGTACTAAACCCTAACGATAAAATTAAGTTCAGCATGATGGCTGAATCCATACTTGATATGGAGATTATCTCGGCTGTCCAGGACAATAAGGTTACTACTGCTGGCGACAGGCGCACTGAAAATTACAGAAAGAAACAAGAAAAGAAAGTCATTAGCGAAGTTGAACAGCAACTTAAAGACGCTGAGATAACTGCTAAGCAAATAGAACAGAAAGCTGAACGCATTGCCAAACGTGCTGAGGAAAAGAAACAGGAAAGAGCACAAGTAACAAAAGAAGTTGAAACTGAAGAGGCAGAAGCCAAGTCTAAACTTGTTGTTAGCATAGAAAAAAGTATTGTTGCAGGTAGCCTTGATACTGTTCTAGAAGTTATTGCAGATAAAAAGAAAGAAGTAAACGAGTCAACTACCAGAAACATTGCTCAGTCGTTTATAGACCTTGTTAGTGATTTTGGAAACATCACTATTCAGTTTGGTAATGTGCCAAAAGGCAAAGACGGTCAGTTTGACCCAAGCAACAATACTATTACTATTAAGGGTGAAAACGGCGTATATACGGGTGAACGTGCGTTAGATGAAACTGTTCTACACGAGGTAGGGCACTACCTAACCGATCATATATTTGATAGCAAAGAAAATCAAAAAGCGTATTTAAATGGTATTAAAGACCCTGCTAAGCGTAAAGCAGCGCAAGATGCTATCAATCGCCTAAATAACAACTACCGTCTTGTAAAGAGCAAGCTTGGTAATAAGTTTAATATTCCGACAATTAAAGAATTCATTGCTGAGATTTACTCAAACCCTAGATTCCAAGAAGCTGTAGCAGCGCTTGATACTGGCGAATTAGGTATTGATTACAAAAAGTTTGTTGAAACTAAACCCGAAACAGAGACCGAAGAAGCAGAAGGCTATGTAACTGGAACAGGTAAAGAAATTCCAGGTCCAGTTAAACAGTATGTGCCAGCTAAAGAAAGTCTGTTCCAGAAGATTGTTAAAAACATAGCAAACGTTCTTGGTTTTAATATCAAAGAAAAAGAAGGGTTTGTAAACGATCCAGCTAGAGGCGTAACTCTAAAACAAGCAATTGAAGATATTGCTCGAATCATATCGTTGCCTACCGCAAATATACGTGGTACAGAAGTCTCTTATTCTACGGCTCCCGCCGCCGCTGCAAAGCCAGGTGACAAAATACCTAAGTATTTGCACGTAACAGATCCAGATTCTACTGACCCTAACGAAAACAAAGACTTTAATTTGCCAGCAAGACCTGTTCCTAGGTTACGTATGATGATTAAAGAACTGTTTACAACAGTTAAGCCTTGGCGTGAGCTAGTAAGATTGTTCCAAGACAGAGCCTATTGGGGTAACGTTTTACAAAATCAATTAAATGCGTCTGGTCTAATTAACTTTGTAAATACTCCTGGTGAACCAAGCAAGGGCATAAATAATTTTATGACTCAAATTAACTTGGCTACTTCAAAAGGTCGTAACATATACATGGAAAAAATATCAGGTCTGTATACAGACTTGAATTTAGCGGTTAATGGTTTTATGGATGCCACCAATAAAACAGTTGACGAAGCGCTTAAAACTCTTCAGATATATTTGCAGGCTTTGCACGATTCAGAACGTAGAGATGTAAAGTACATATTTACTGTACCGCTTTCTAATAAAGAAAATATACCTCAAAAAGGCAGTAAGACTGGAATGATTAGCGCTTCTTTGCGTAGACAGCAAATTGTAGGCGACCCAGAAAAAGGTATTAAGGGTTTACTAGATAACCCAAACATTACTGAAGCTCAGTCAAAAGCGCTGCGCAAAGAGTTAGACACTTATATCTTTGAAAAAGATGCCAAAGGCGAGTTTGTATTAGATGCTAACGGCTACAAAAAACCTAATACTAAATACGTAGATCCTTTGGGTTACAGCCCTACTGGCAATAAAGACATAAACGTAGCTAATCCTGCTTTTATACCTAGTGGTATGGAGCCGATAGAAGTAAAAACTATTGTTAAAAAATACGAAAGTCACCCACAAAAAGCTGAAATAGATGCTGTTATTAAACAGTTACAGGCTCTCCATAAAGTAACTATAGAGCTAAATAAAGACGCTTATTACTGGGCACAGCCTGTAAGTAATAGGGTTGCGTTCTATGGATTTGAAAATTATGTACCGCTTAAAGCCAACAAAAACCACAAGATGCTTGACGAAGAATTGTCTTTAAATTTTGACGGTGTAGGCGAAGACGCAAGACGAGGTAAACAATTTCAAGACATAGCTCAAGCGTTTGTTGGACACATAGCTCCTTCTAATAACCCTGTACTGCAAAGTTTGTCAGAAGCTATTATCGCTGCTAATCGTGCTGGTAATGGCACTGATTTGACGTTGTCAATAAGAAATGCTTTAGAAAAAAGTGACTTAAATCCTGACGGTCAAGGTCTAATTAAAGGAACAGTAGTGCAACACATTCCGTTTAGTGAGCGTTCTAAGTCTGTTATTGACGCTATTAAACGAGAAAACACTGTATTTCACTACAACAAGGATGGCAGTATTGACGTGTTAGAGATCCGTGAGAAAAAAATCCGTGAGTCTATCCGTCGTACTTATGAGACTGCCAATCAGTTAACTCAGTTTGCTAACACAGTAACTAGCACGTTGGGTCAATTACACACTAGATATAACTTTAACTTTGCTCCGCTAAACTTTGTTCGTGACGCATTAACCAACGCTTGGGCTATTGGCGCTGGAATGGGTCCTAAAAAATCCGTAGAATTTATTACGCAGATAGCTGGAGTTGTAGCAAAAACTGGTTTCACAGGCAAAGCTTTTAAAGTAGCTGCCATGTACGAAAGTAAAAACGTTAATCAGTTAGAAGCCCTAGCAAAGAAAGACCCTGATATTAGGGACATGTACGAGCTAATAAAAGAAGGCGGCATGGTGGAGTACATGGAAGGCTTGTCTATTAAGTCCAACCTAAACAAGCTTCGTAAAGAAGTAGGTCGTTCTGGAATAATGACTAAGTTAGACCAATTTAACAGAGTAATTGATATTTGGACTAACGTATTTGAAATTGCAAGCCGTTCCGCCGCCTACAGTGTTACTAAGAAAAGTTTCCATACTAAGAATATTGCTAAGGGAATGGATGACAAACCAGGTCCTAACGGCGAACCTTCTCCAGCGTTAAAAGCAGCGATGGTAGAAGCAGCTGACTTTACTAAAAACTTAGCTAACTTCCAAAAAGTTGGTGAATATGGTCGTGGTATGGGAGCAGCATTTATGTTCTTCCGCCCATCTGCAACGGGCGCTGTTCGTGCTATCGAAGCTGTTGCTCCAGCGTTTAGAGATATAGAAGCTGCAGTTGCTGAGCTGCCCCCAATAATTAGAGATAACAAAGAAGCTTTAGCTAAGTTTAGAAAAGACTACGCAAGCAAAAAGAAATCAGCCCAACAAATGATGACGGCTTTAATGTCTATGGGTATGCTTGCGTATTTAATTTCTTTCATGATGTCTGAAGAAGATGACATGGGCAGGAACAAAGCTGCAACAGATGACATGGGTCAATGGAATCGTTTCTGGCGCATTCATATTCCTGGCGTTGATACCCCGTTTCAAATGCCGTGGGGCTTTGGTTTAGGTTCTTTTATGGCAGCTGGCGCTCAAATGATGGCAGCGTTTATGGGTAAACAGTCGTTTGGCTCAGCGTTGACTAACGTAAGCACTCAGATTGCGCTTGATTCGTTTGTTCCAATTCCTGTATCCCGCATGAGCGCTGTCGAGAATCCTGGTATGTGGTTTATAGATTCTATTACGCCAAGCACATTGCGTCCTATAGTTGAGTTAGTAGTTAATAAAAACGGTTTAGGACAGGATATTAGAAACGTAGCTAGCAGCCGCCGTATGGGCGATGCTTTCTTGGGCGGCGACAATATCCCAGAGTCTTATAAAGATATGGCAGAGTACTTTAACGTAGCTACTGGCGGTTTTGTAGATGTAAGTCCTAACGTTATGTACTTCTTATTTAATAGTTATATGGATGGACCTGCTAAATTAGGTGATTTAATTTATAACTCTATGTATTTAGTAACAGGCGAAAAAGAATTTAAAGCCAAGACTGACGTGCCGTTTATTGGTTCGTTCATCGGTGCTGCACCTAACGTTGATAGTAGAGAGTGGACATCTACCGAGAAACAAATTTTAGAAATGAAACGTCGGTTAAATGCTCCTAATCCAGATGCAGTAGATAAATTTTTAGACAACAACCCGCTTGCAGAAATAGTCACTAATTTGTACGATCAAAATTTAGTTGAACTTAATCGACTTCGTAAAGAAGGTAACGATATTCGCGCAGGTGGGTATACGCCTAAAGAACGTGTTGAGCTTTTAGAAATGAATAAGATGGAGCAAAACATGGTGAAGGCTAATCTAGTTGAGATGTTTAAGGACTACGACATTAAACCCTAAGCGGTGCGCCAGCAACGCACCCCTAGGTAGCCTTCTTTAGTTGTAACGTATGACTTTACACGCACTCCAGCGCGCTTTGACCCACAGTCTATTGAATAGATAAGTTCTGCTGGACGGAGTGTAGGAATAAAAAAACTATTCCCCACCTCCATGCCTTCAAACGGAAGCAGCCATTCTGGCTCAATTATCTGAGTTGGATTCAACATCTAGAAATGAACTCTTAAATAAATATACACGTGCGCCGTCAATAGTAGTAGTAGCTTTCCAGCCAGTCTCAAGGTGTTTTCTAGCACTCTTGCTAAGCATCTCGCCAGACTCTATAAGCGCCTTTTCAAACTCGCGTGGTGTAATCTTCTTCTTGCCTAAGTATTCTTTTAAAGCGTCCTTAGATACACGAGTCGGTTCATCAGTGGCTACCCTTGCTACCAGCTTACCACGTGGTTCATCAATCACTTTACCGTCTTTTATGCGTAAAGTGTTACCCATATTCTCGTACATAAAGTCAGCAAGAATTGCAGTAAAGTCGGTGTTATTAACCTTGACCACGTTCATCTTAATGTTGTTAAGCTCAGAAATTACCTTAGCGTAAATACGCTCTAAGTCGTAGTTAACAATGCCAGCATCTATAGCAATCTCACCAGCAGTAAAGACAGCCGCTACAAAGTTCTGATGAAAACGATAAGCTGAATCACCACCTGTGTCAGTTAGGTATCTATCAATCCAAAAATCAATACGTTTCTTAATGTGAATGTCCCCAGCCTCTAACACTGCAACAATAAACTTAGGACCAGCATGACCGTAGTTATGCTTGAACGCATCAAAGATATGAACACCTAGCTTAGCGCCGTCAGCCCCTTTTAGGTCATTAGGTTGTTCCATCAAGAACTCAATTACACGAGCTACCTCTCCGTCAGGGCTTCCCTTATGAAGTTCAAACTTGTTGTAGACAGACTCGTTGGTAGTTAGTATTGCTATCAATGAAGCTGACATCTCTGTAACACGTTCAGCGTTGACCGATGCTTGCATACGAATCTTGGCTTTACCGTTAGAGATGTTATGTACCAACTGAGACAGGGGCTTAGGGTCTTTGTTACCAATCTCGTCAACCCCGAACATAAGGTTCTTCAAGCCAAGCATACGACCAGTCAAACCGTTGTCTGTACTCTCAAACACGCTGAGTGCGTCAGGGTCTCCAAAGGTACTAATGCCAGCATACATAGCTCCAGTCTTAGCGCAACCTGACCGACCAAGCAAAGATATAACAACGCCTGGGGTAGACATGTAGGGCATGAGTGTTGTACCAAAACCAGCTAGGCAAGTCATAGCATGCACTTCAAACCCTGGGCGGTTAAGCTCGTTAGCAGACTCTTGCCAGCGCTCATACGTACCTACAGGCTTAAAGTGTTTAACTACACCCTTAATGTAAGGGGAAACAGGAGACTCTACTGTTTCTTTATTAATCGTAATCTCACGTTCACCAATAACAAAGCTTCTTGTCTTCCATTCTTCTGTGTTGTTTGCTGCTGTCCAACCTAACTGCATACGCATCATTTGCGCTTTTCCTACATTAATCATGTACTGACTCCATTTCACAAGATATTCTTGTATGTTATTGATATATTTAGGGGTATAGATTACTTGGTGAAACGATAGTGTCTTCTTTAATTCTTCTAGCGCATACACTGACTTCATCGGCAGTAAAAACTCTTTGAGTCCATCATTAGGAAGAATCAGATGCATGGTCATACACTCACCGTCTAGCGGGCTAAACAAACGACGTACTGGAAATAGTAGGTGGGCTAGTATTTCTACAGGGTCTTCGTGACGCACTTGACCTTTTTTATCAGCCTTTGGGGGCGGGTTGTAATAGACACCGCCAGTTTGTCCACGGCTATATGGGCTTAAAAATTCTGGGAATTTTGGAATTTTTTGGGTATCCGATGTCTCCCGAATTGATTCCGCTTCATAGGTTTGAGTTCCGAGGAGGGCGTTGATTTCTGCGGCGCTTGGTTCTCCTGCGGTTGGTTCTGGGTCAACTTCTTTGAGTACTTTTCCCAATACGATGGGGGTATGGATTTTTCCACGGTGTTTGCATCCTTGACATCTGTCTGGGTGTTGGTTGGCTAAATACTCGCAAGTCTGTGGCTTGCCACGCTTGATGAATTCAAGTTTCTTTTCTTCTACGGCTTTGGCTGTATAGTCTGGGTGCTCATTAGATACCTCATGAATCATCTTCTCACCGTCTTTGCAGAAGTAAGCGATGTTCATGCTGGAGAACCAGTCGTCGTAGCCTAGTGTAGTTGCGTTCTCTAACCAATACTTAACTTGGTTACAGCCATCTCCAGCCAACGAACGCTCAGCAATTTTGTAGAAATCCCACTCAAAGTTATCGAGCTTTTTCATTGCCATTGTGTCTTCGTCTAACCCCTTGCGTACATTTGCCAGCGGGTTAGTTGGCGCTACGTCTGCGCCTAGAAACTCTTTAAACTCATCCCAGTTATAGACAGAAATCTCATCGCCGATAACAGACGCAGGTTCTGGCGGATTAAACTTATAGTTAAACGTGTCTGGGCAACGCATGATGCGAGCCGCATCTGCCATTACTGACGGGTCGGCAGCTATCTTTCCGAGTACAAATGCCTTGAACTTTTGGGCATAAACAAGGTACTCATCAATAGGTATATCCCTATCCATAATCCAATAGGCATGCATACCACCACCAGAATCAATGCAAACAGGATCAGGCAAACCTGTTTCACCAAGGAACTTCCATAAGGCTGTTTGCGCCTCGCCTTTGTCGGCATAAGCTTTGCCCTCCCCAACGTCAAGGTCAATGAATAATGAACGGAAGAATAGGCAGTTGTCAGCTTTTCTGCTGAACCCATCATAACTACCTGGTGCTACGAATACATTTAACTTCTGTCCTTTGAATTTATCTACTAATTTAAATACATCTTCAAGTGTTTCAGCAAAGCGGTTAGTTGTTTTCTTTGTCTCTTGATCTATACCGCTTACACAATAAACACCCTGCGATGGCAATGCTTTCTCATAAAATTGTTTTAACATATGCGCAGAGTCTAAAAAGGCGGATTGCTCCGCCTAGGTTATTGGGTAGGGATTGCTCCCCGTTTTTTAAATCTTCTCGCCGATCATGTCCTCTAAGTATGCCTTAGCGTGAGTGGTGTTTTTAGCTGGGAGTAACCCTTTAGCCGTATCACTTTCTACTAAGTCTGTAAACACTTCAACAAGTTGTTGATTCTTAAAGCGAATAGGTTTGCCACGGAACCAGCTATAGAGCGTCATCCTAGTTACCTTTAACGCAACAGCTACATACTTAGAGGGTAGATTTGCTTGTATGCATGCTTTAGCTAAAGCCACCCCAGGGTAGTTGGGGTTAGCCTTACTAACTGCGTTGATTAGTTCTTGACTGTATGTCCGTGGCATTTTTTATCCTTGCTTCTTAGACCATTTTTTAACAATATCCGATACGTCGGATGCTTTCTCACCTGCGGCAGCTTTTGACTCTCGCTTCTTTGGCTCTTCAACTTCTACTTCAGTCGACACTGACGTTACTGCAACTTCTACGTCACCCGTGCTATCAGCTTGAAACACGCTTAACTTGATAGCTGCTTCGGCTGCTGGGCTTTTGGCTTGGCGGGCAATAATTTCTAAATCAGCATCAGGTATAGCGCCGACTGGAGCAAACAAAACCTTTGGTGTAGGAGATTTTGTATCGAAGGCTATCTTAGTTACCACGCGGCCCGCTGACACATTGTGTGACGCTAGATGCTGGATGTAAGGACGGAAAGGCCAACGACCATTATCTTCTTTACCGAAAGCTGAAGTTGCTGGAAGAACAAACTGCATTACATCGCCACCTGGATCATTAGGTAGAACTACCGCAGTGCGCCATGACAACTTGCACTTAGCACCCATACCATTATCGCCAGAACCCTTTACGCTATTAGGGCAAGAGTTGCAGCTAGAAGATGGTGGGTTTTTTACTTCAGCATCGGGAGTCTCTGAGTCAGATGACCAGCAAGCTGGGCTAACCTTTTCGCCTTCTCTGTAGCCTTTGTCGTAGTATGTACGAGAAGCTTTGTGTGCCATCTTAACAATGATGACGTTCATAAAACGGTCTTCAATAGCACCGATTTCTTTACCACCCGCATACTTACGGAATACGCTACCTTTAATAGATAAACGCTTAGTACCTTGACGACCACCACCAGCGCCAGCTACCGCTAATGTGTCTTCGTCCAAACCACCTACTGTTGCCAATGCGCCGATAGCGCTTAAATTCACTAGATCTGTACTCATGTAAAACTCCTTATTTAACTAAATTTAACTAATCCGAGGTTGGCTTATAAACAACAGCCGTAAATTCCCTCATTACATTCACGCCAGGCGGCAAGCCATCACTTGCATGCTCAGCCATGAATTCCTTAAAGTTTGTCTGGTGAATCCGTGTCTCAAATAGTTCGGGCATTTCATTCTCCATAACAAACTTACGAAAGCTATCTCCATCTGATACTGTGTAGCGCTCGTTTAATTTCTTAACTACTCTTCCTTCGTTAGTCTTAATACTTGTTGCATTTGTTTCGTTGCAGATAGCTAGCATCTGTTGACCAAGAACTGCCAAGTCATTTTCAAAAGCCTTATCTTTTACTTTCCACTCACCTGCAATTCTTTCACGTTCATTTCTTATTGTCAAGTAAGTTTTTACTAATTCATCTAAATTATTTTCACTCATCTTTTATTCCTAACTCTTCTTTGTACAGGTCAACCAGCTTCTCGTGACTAGCAACTTTTCCTTGTAGCATCTGATACATCTTGCGTTCTACTTCTGAACCTTGTAGATGCACAACGGTCATGCTATTCACTTGCCCAACACGATCTATGCGGGCTATGCACTGCAAGTATGTTTCCACACTCATGACTGGAGACCAAAACACTACTGTATTGGCGGCAGTTAGAGTCACACCATGCGATGCAGCTTGAGGTTGAATAATTAGAACTCGTGGAAATTCTGAGGTTTGGAAACGATTGATTAGATCGCCTCGCTCTTTTGCTCCTACGTCTCCACTAATAATCTCACTAGTGATACCTTCTCCTTGTAAATGTCTAGAAACTAACTCAATGGTGTGACGATAAGGAACAAACACAATGACTTTATGTTCCGTCTCATCTAGCACCTCCATTAGGGCACTTAGTCGTGGAGACACATCAAACTCCACAACTTCACGGGTGTCTGAATAAACAGCCCCTCCCGAAATCTGTAACAACTTTGTTAACTTTGCCGCCGCATTGACTGCACTAATCTTTTCCCCTGCCGCCTCAATAAGCATCTGATCTTTGATTGCTCTGTAATAACGGATAACTTGGGGTGTTAATGGTACTTCACGGGTCTGATACATTACAGGCGGTAAGTCTAAGCATTGGGCTTTTTCAAACCGAATGGCAGGTTGCAAGGCATTGTAAACATCCTGTCTTGAAGTAGGCTTGGGCACGTACTTAAAGCGGGTAATCTGGTGCATAACCTTATCCCGCCAAGCGGTGAAGTATTTAGGTATACCCCCTGGATTTACAAGCTTAGCCAGCCCAAACGCATCTAGCGGGGACTGAGAAGCTGGTGTGCCAGTAAGCATCCAAAGCTTTGTAGAAGGGTCTATTAATTTTGCCAATGTTTTAAATCTTTTAGTCGTAGCTGTTTTATACGCGTTTGCTTCATCAACCACAATTAGGTCAAACCCTAGTTTACTTATTTCTTCGGAAACAATCCCTACCCCATCGTAGTTAATGATGACAAACTCATAGATTCCGTTAATTACTTTCTTGCGTTTATTGGCATCGCCGTAGGCTACGGCAACGCTTCGGTGCATGGCAGTTTTAAAAATGTCGGCTTGCCAAGCAGAGTACATAATAGATAGTGGGCAGATGATTAAAACACGCTTTACCAAGCCTTGAGTCATCAGGTAGTCGGCAGCCCAGATTACTGACGAAGTCTTGCCTGTGCCAGCCTCATTGAAGCAGAAAGCCCTGTCATGTAGGGATAGAAACGCAGCCGTGGTTTCTTGGTGTTTGAAGGGAGTGTACATCCCAGGCCACTTGTAATCCTTTTGTATCGGTGAAGGAACTTTATTCCCATAGACCTTGGCTACCCTTTGCATTTCTTCAATGCCCCAGTAAACGAGTAGCTCTGCATTTTTGCCATCATCCTTTAGGATTTGGCTTTTTTCTAGGTAGTTTGTTATTAGGCTAGCTTTATCCGAAGGGACGCTAAATTTAACAACTTCATTTTCAACTATTTCCACGACTGTCCTTTAACTAAATTTAACGGCGCCCCTTACGGGGGCTAGTCGGTCGAGCCTGTCACGCCAAGGAGAAGTAGCTAGAACCATCAGTACTAGACTTCAAAAACGTCGCTCAACAGACATGGTTACGGAGTATGATTCAAACCCCACTGCCCACTCATGCCTTACAGCAGGTATTACTTTTTCTTACGTTCTTTCTTACTTGTTTCTGATACTAAGTTACCTTTTGAATCACGCTTAAAGCTACGGTTTTTGGCGGCAGTCGTAATGTACGTACCGTGACCATTACTACCTCCTTTGTCCAGCGCTTTGCGGTGGGCTACGTCTTTACCCTCCCGTGCATCTGCCTTGCCGTTGCCATTACCATCAGGAAGTTTCTTATCTATTGCGCGACGGGCACGTTGGCGTTCCATACGACGAGGATGTTCCCCACGTTCTTTTTCTTGCTGATATTCTTTTGCATACGGTCTTGGTTTAGTTACGTAGGGCATTATCTTTCCTTATGAAATTCGCAAGATTTAACAGGACACCACCCACACAAGGGGGTAGGGTTAGCTTGCCATACATCATTTTCGTACGAATGGTTCAACCTTTCAAGGTCATTTTCAAAATAAGACCATAGCTTTGGAATCTGATCTCGTGTGTATTCCTCATCCATAAAACTCTCATGCATCACAAACAACAACCCAGCCTTAATCTTGTTGACTTCGGGAAAGTGGGCAAAGGTCATCAGCGCCATTAGCTTTAACTGCTTTGGGTCAGGATAGCGGTTAGAGCCAGTCTTGTAGTCAATGATGAACGCATAGTCGCCGTCTACAATAAGCAAGTCCACAATACCCCGTACCCATCTGCCGTTATCACGGAACGCACACGGTTGCTTATCAGGTGTGAGTGCCATCTCATGCTCAGGATATTTAGTTCCAGGGATTGCAACTAAAGAGTCAAGTACAGGTTTAAAACGCTGATAGTTTTTCTCTAAGGGTTTACCCGTAGATACATAGTCTTCACAAGCCTTATGCACAACAGTCCCATAAAGCATCTGTTCCGTAGGTTGCTTCTCGTAGCGTTTTAATATCTTTAACTCTTGGTATTGCTTAGGACAGTTAACGTATTCTTTGAGAGCAGAAAACGACCAAGTAAAGTTCATTTTGACATATTACCATGTTTAGGATGCCGTGCTAAGTTGTTTAGTCCTAGTTGTTGTATATCATAGCCGTGACCTTCTAAATATTCAAACAACGCTTTACGCTTAGGCTCAAACCATGGCTTCCATGTCCATGCCTCAAAGATAATCGGCGGATAGTTGTTCTTTTTGATGGTTTCAATACCGCCCTTAATGACCTCAAGCTCGTGCCCTTCTACGTCAATCTTAATTAGCCGTACGTTTTGGTGTGTGCCTGAGTCCAAAGTAAATACTACTAATGGTTCTTTTGCGCCTTCGGTTTTGCACTCGTAATCATTTTCACGAGCTTCTTTGTCCATGCTAAATGCACCGATGTTGACCTCGTTAGCGTAGTCAGGCATGGTAAGCACTAGCCGTTTTTCTTTATCAGACATCCCAAAATTATGACAATGAACGTTGTCTAATCCGTTAATAAACGTATTGGCACATAGCTGGTAATAGACTATCCGTTGTGGCTCAAAGGCATGGTAGGTATGCTTTGATACTTTCTTAGCCAGAGGCACACAAAACGTACCTAAGTTAGCGCCGATGTCTAGCACTTCGCCCGCAGGTTCGTTTATTAAAAGCTTAAGGCTTATTTGATGTACGTCGTCTTCGTACAGTTCTTGTTTCAAATGGTTTGAGATTAAGTCTTGCCCTTTAAATACTAGGAACTGCGTGTCGTCTGCTTTTACTAATTCACAATTTGGTAACATATTATTTCCTTGGTAAAGTACCGCTAAAGTTGTAAGTACCGCTATGGGTTAGGTTTGCCCAAGGTGCGGCATATACTTTGAATCCTGCTTTGCGAGCAATCTTGCAGAAGTGGTAGTCCTCTGACAACAAACGATTGCCTGATTCTTCATCGATGCTAGTAGTAAAGAACTCATCAACAATCTTCTTTTTTGGGTTCTTGTCAGTAATGTGAATCATATCGTTGGTGTACTTAGGCACTGTGGGTTGTAGAGTTTCAAATACATTACGCTTGATTAGCATGAAGCCTGTACCGCCGTTGTCAATTTCCATGGGATTGTTAATGTTGCCTTCAGTTTCTAACGCACCACCCACTAAGTTCACTACAAAAGAACCTGTGTAATTACCTAAGTCTTTGTAGTCAACACCTTGCTTAACAGCATCATGCACTAACTTCCAGTTAATTTCTTTCTTGGGATAAAGACCGCAAATAATATCCTTGTCGGCTTTTACCATACGTACAATATCTTTTGGATTAAAACTAATGTCCGCATCAATAAACATTAGGTGACTTGCGTCTGATTGTAAAAAGTCATATGCCATGCCATTACGGGCACGAGTAATTAAAGATTCATTCATCATGTACGAGTAGTACATTTGAATTTTGTGCGGCATAAACGTCTGCACACACTCTAAGATACCCATGGTGTAACCACCTGTGCATAGCCCGCCATACATCGGTGTAGCTACAAATAATTTGACGGGCTTTGGTGCTTGTATTTCATCTAGTTCTAACATTTAATTTCCTTTTAGTTATCTGTACTTCGGTAAGCATTGTATGTCGACTACTACATCAGAAGTCTGACCTGTAATTCTACGACGAGCAAAAGTAGGTGAAGCTCTTAATCCTGAGTCTTCGCATAAGCGAGTAGCCTCTACCACTTGAGTCCTACTCATAGCTGTAACCTCTGTCTCATAAACATAAGCTACGGCTGGTATGTTAGTTGTATTAGTGATAGGTATATTCTGAACATTAAGTGGGGGTGTAAATACTATTGACTCAGGCTTTTTGCTTGCACAAGCTCCTAGCAATACGGTTAAGACTACTATTAGTTTTTTCATTTACTTCTCCTTATTCACGAACGTCAATGTAATTTGCAAACTTAAACAACGATGATGCCTTATTAAAATTTAATATTAGCCCTGCTTGGCGAGCATCCGCTTCCATATCATCAAAGTTATGGGTTTTTCTATTGTTTGTTAACCACTCATCCTCCTCATAAGTTTCAATAGTTTTGTTAATCTTGTTAATGTAAGTAACCTTTGTCCACGAATTTGCCTTGCCATTATTAAACATACCTCTAACAATCTTGATGTGATTACTGTGATTCCATGCCTGTATATATCCAGCAATGCCATATAAACCGTTCCAACCGCACTTGCCTGTATACATAACAACTGACCCAGCACGGTACTCAGACATAACCAACTTGCAAGTCGAGCCTGTTGGGTTGTCTAGTGGCATAGCATTGATAGCCATTTCTTGAGCATTAGCGCTCGAACACAGCAGGCCAATGCAGAAAACAAACGCTTTCATTTCCATTCTTCCATCTCCCCATAGTTTTTACCAACTTGAGCTTCACATGCCACAGGCAATCCTTTAGCCCAGTCTGGTGGTGTTGACATGACCTCGACAATCCATGCACAAGCCTCGTTTACTTCATCTTCGGGAACTACGCACACCGCCGCATCATGTACGGTTAGCACAGGGCGATAGCGCTCAGTGAGTTTTAACATCTGCTCGCCCACGATGATCCGTGCAAGAGCTTGAACTACGTTTTCCACAATAGACCCGCCCCATAGAGACACGGGGCCTTTGCGTGACTTGTATTCGTATCCGCTTTTAGTTTCATCAGTGTTGAGTTTTAGGTCGGGGTAGCGGATGTACAACCCGTTTGGCAATTTAAAGCCTTCCTTGGTAACAGCCACGCACTTATGCTTGCCATAGTAGAAAGACTTGCTAGTCGGTTGCCAGTCAGCCATAGCCTTTAGAGCTTTGTCGCCTTCTCTCCAAAGCTTAACAATCATATCGTTGGTGTCTCTGTACAATTTAACTATCTCGTCACACTTATCTTTAGTGAGGTCAGCGCCAGGCGGGCTAGTCTTTAGTGTGTGCTGTAACTTTAACGACCCAGTACCATATCCCAGTCCGAGGATGCAGGTCTTACCCACGAACCTTTCAACGGGATTCTTTTTTGTGATTTCAATGTCATATATCTTCGACGCAAAAATGGAGTAAACATCGTCCCCGTTGGCAAACTCTTTAACCAAGTCTTCCTGACCCGAAAGCCACGCAAGTACACGTGCTTCAATTTGAGACGAATCGCAGTTGATAACCATGTAACCTTCGGGCGCAACAACCGCATTCTTAAGGGCTTTTTTCTTTTTGTCACGGCTCGGAAGGTTTTGGAAATTGACCTTATCCGACCCTGCCCAACGACCCGTATGCGCTCCATAGTATTTAAGGGGGATTGGTAATCGTCCTTTGTTTCTTGCTCCAACGTCAATGAAACGTTCAATGCGACTCTCCTCAATAGTTGATTTAGTCCCCAAACGCACGGCGGCGAGTTGTTGGATAAACGGGTCTTCGTGTTCAGTTAGTGCAATGAACCCTGTGTCGTTCTTTGCCAACGCATAGGTTAGCTTGCCAGTAGTCTTGCTTTCCTTCATTGGCACTTCAACACCAAAATCCTCTAGCACTTGAGCAAATTGTTTATTACTAGCTAACTTCTTACGTACTGACTCTTCGTCTTCGCATTCAAGCTTTTCTTTAAGCGTCCCCAATAACTGTAACTTCTCATGTTTTAGTTCTTCCAGTCGGTCAACCAAAAGAGCATCGTCTACCTCCAGCACAGGATTAATAAACATCCGCAAAGTTAAATCTATCAGTTGTAATTCGTCTGCTGGGAACGCACTCGACAATACTTGGAAGAGCTTAAAAGTTAGCTCCACATCGTTCTTACAGTATTCGCCGTATTGCGCAAGCTCGCTATTTGAGAAACCAGTTATCTGTTTGCCTTTAGCGTCAACGACCTCTGTACCCTTCTTGCCTAAGTTATAACGCTCAGATAGGTACGCTAAAGAGCCTCCGACATCCACACCATTGGTCGCCCTACCCATGCAAAGCGTATCGAGATATAACTTGGGTTTAATGCCAAATCGCCATGCAAGGATTGCACCATCAAACATCGTGTTATGACAAAGGAGAGCAGAATCGTTCCACGGGTACGTGGAAAGGTATTTTTGGATGTCAAGGTGTGAGCCAGAGAACCATTCAGTGATGCCCTCGCCAACCTTGACACCAACACCAATCACTTCAAAGCGTTTGTCCCTGATGTATTCCTCAGTTGTTAGCTTAGTTAGTGAGTAGTCTTGAGCGTAGTAAGTCTCAAAGTCTAGAGTAATGAGGTTCATTCGCTATCTTTTTCTTTTCTCTCGTCTAGCTCAACTTTTGCTAACTCTACTAAGTAATCTTTTTCATCTATACCAAGCTTCTTAGCTAACTCTAATTGAACATCGGTCACTATAAATTGGTGAAATGTTTTACCGTCTTTTTTTATTTTGATGGTCTTCACTTAAATCCTTAAATAACAAATTCAATAGATACAAAAATAGGGAGCAGAGCATAAGCCCGACTCCCTAGGGGTTACTTGCTTAGATTATTAAGTTCTCTAGCGAGATACCATTGCGCCTTCTGCAAATCTTCTAACTTACTTCCTTTGTGGTCAGCACGTGTGATGTACTTGACTACATTGCCAAGGTTATAGTTAAGAGACTTTGCCTCGATGAAATCAATAGTCTCAATCCCGCCCGCCTTGTAGTGTGGAGGGTGGTTGACGTTATCAACACCTTGCATCCTTAGCTTTCCACGCTGGGGTGGAACTCTATTTACTGGTGCAAGAGCCGTCATTGGTAATGACTTAGCTTTCTTCTTAGCATTGTATTTAGTTTGATACACAGTATTGATACTCACTCCAACGGCTTTAGCTACTTCACTTGCAAGAGCCTTTGGATGACTACGGATATAGCGTAACACTTTGGTGGCTTTGGTTAACTTCTTCATTTACTTCTCCTTTTTAGTTGAACTACGTTTTACTGCGACAATTCCTGTTTCATCTTTAGCGTTGCGAGCCTTAAGCATTGCATCTGCGTAGGTATATGCCACTTTTGCTACATCGTTAATAAGAAGTTCGTTTTGTTGAATTAAGCCCATTAATGCAAACATGGCAAAACAATCTCTTAGGTCTTGCTCATTCATCTTGTTTGTCCTTTAAAAATTCTTCCATTAACTCAATCGCCCGATTGAAACCAGTTGTATAAGCCTCCTCAAGTCCGCCATCAGAAGTTATAAACTTCTCGTCTTCAATCCAGTCTTCAAACTCTTTCTTTGCTCTCATGAGAAATGCACCTCCATATATTGATTAACATTAGATTCATTGATGACAAAAGCATAGCCACCATTCTTTTCAATCCGATCAAGGTTATCCATTTGCAATGCCGTAGGTTTGTTAGCACCCGACTTAATCTCTAAGCCGTAGAACTTTCCTTTGTGACACACGACAATGTCAGGCGCACCGCTACTTCCGTATCCACCTGTGGCTGGCATGATGTAATAGATTCCTTTTTCTTTAAGATATTTCTTAACTACGTCTTTAACTTTTCCTTCGGGTGTCATCGCCATATCAATTTCTTCCTGTTCTTGTTGTTGAAGGGTAGTCTGTCTCTTCCAAAACCTACCCCAATAAAGTCTTTCTTCTTTATTCACCACGCAATGCCATTAAAGATTTATAGGAGAGGATGATGCAAAACCAACTGTCACTTGCTCGCCATCCTATATCTCTGAAATTACTATCAACTGTCGTAGTCATCAGATGTAATTTAGTTACGTCATGGTCGCTTACAATCTGCTTCGCATTTGCCAGCACCATCGCCATCTTGGTCTTAACTTCATCAGGCAATGTGTGTTCATCAAATACCCGATTAAAGTCATCACCAACATATATGGTGTAGGAGTTTCCTTCCCTATGCAAAGGGACACGATAGAGGTTGAAGTCATACTGGTGAACTACTGGGCTTAAATCCCTGAGCATGGAATCAATGTCCAATGTAGGTTGAACTCATTTACTGGGCGAGTAGAAATATTTATCAGGTCAAGGTCAGGGTTGTATCCACTCTTGGCTGGAACGATATTTGCGTAGAACTCGGTAACATTCTTACCCTCTGCATGAACCTTGTTCATAAGCATGACTGCCTTGAACTCGTCAGGCAATTCCTTTACACGCTTGAACGGCTTGACTTCATGGAAGTAATACTCGTCGTGACCTTGTCTTGGCATCGCTTTAACTGAACCTATAACTAAATGATTTAACTTATCTGCACCGATTGCATAGAACTCATTGAGGAAAAATCTTTCAATATCTTTTCGCTTCTCTACCTTGATTCTATCTTGCCCATTCCATTTGTCAAGTACTTCTTTACAATTATTTAGATTTAAATTACTAGGACTTTCCCCTAGTAAGATTACCTTGAGCATTGTATGAATTTCGTCGGCAGAAAAATTAGTTTGCTTCCAATCTCGACCATGATGAGAGTCCATCTGATTAATACCAGCATTAAAAGATTCTTTACAGACTGTCATTAGTGTTCCACCGATGGGTGGAACGACATTTTGTCGCTTAAGTGTAGCCATCAGCGTTGAGAGTTTTTTACTATGCAAAGTCTCTCGGTCAGCAGAGTCAGAGCCACGCTCTTTCTTGTAGAAAGGCGAGCGATAGTTATACACGTCATGCCCATCTTCCTTGTCTACCCACACCTTTGCCACCATGAAACCGCTAGATTCAGCGAGTAAAAAGCTAGTAGGACTACTACGGCTTAGAGCATGAGGATCAACTTTGTCTACAACCTTCAGACCATACTTAAAGTTTAGTTCCTGTATGAGTCTTTTAGCTGACGAGTCATTAATAAGATGCTCGAGATGCTCACTTTCAAATCCTTCGTATATGAGTTTCATATTACTTCTCCTTATAGTTGTTCTACTTCTTTGCCATTGACAAACACATCCACGCCCCACTCACTTGGAGGGTATGCTTCGTTAGGTACATACTCTGTGAGTTTCATAACTGATGGATTACTCTTGTACAACTCCTTGTTCAGCTTACGTTTGAGATTACTGAACACTACGTCTAACTCCACCTCTCGCCTGTAACTACTGCCATTGGGTTCAGCGAACGCACGATGTTTTGAATACAAACTCTGAACGTCGTACGCAAGTGCGTACGCAATGCCAGCATCTAGTGATGCAGTATTTAGATTCTCCTCGGCAAACTTAATAAGTTTCTCTTGCTCTGCGCTATGCAAAGACCAATTTTCTGTTGTTATGCCCAATGACTTTAATACATCAGCCATCGCTTCCATGTAGCCTTTCCAGTCCATCGCCTTGAGCATGACTTCGTTGATTTTGTAGAAGTCTGTGTATCGGCTAAGAAAGTACTTGGCATCCTTACGACTAACACGCTTGCCAACAACTTTGTAAACGCTACTCTCATGGGGCATCATCGTCTCGCAGTTAAGTCTCATACCTTTAAAGATTGGATGAAAGATTGAACTCACGTAGTTTGACTTATATATCATTCCACCATGACGTGAACTCCTAAGAAACCACCCACTCGCCCAGTTAGACATAATCATGTTGTCGCCCTGTCCGTAATATTTAGCAGTAAATTCAAACGTATTGTCTGAACGCACTATGCCCAACTCACTAGGAACTGAACTATAACTTTCATAGACGGTGTTTCCTTCCCAGTCTTCTCTCTCGTGAATAGTGCCTTGGTTGGCTTGCCACTCTTCTTTCGTATGCTCATTACGCTTATGGGTATAACCATACCGCACCACATACACTTGCTCGCCGTTACGCTCTTCGCTTACAAAGTCTTTAGTGTTGTGTCGTCTGTCACCAATGGGAAACCGATTGGTTGTCCCTCGGTATGGCTTTTGAGTTTTAGTAATGTCGGTAAGTCTGTCCCACGTCAATGCTTTCATTGTCCTTCTCCTTTAAAGTGTTTATCTATATCGTTTAGTATGTCTTTCCAAATCTTTACACTAAACTCATCGCCTTCGTGTGTTGCTATCCTTCCTAATGCTATCGTGTATGCTCCTTCTCCATGACGTTTTATCAAGTCTTCTACAAGCCCATGTTTGATTCGTGCATATCCGCCGTCGCCCATGCTTACTCCCTTTCAAAGATAACTTTCTTACCGCATGGAATTTCTAAGCCACGGTTCTGAGTAATCATCCACAGGGTAGGTGGAACGATATTCCACTCGATGTCATGCTCGACGTAGCCATCGGTGAACACAATCACACACTCTGCGTTAAGTTTCTTCTCATTGATGTAAGTCGCAACAGACCCCACGTGAGTACCACCACCGCCTAATGGTTTTAGTAATGATGCAATGTTGTTAAACGATTCGGGCTTGAAGACTTGTTCGCCATGCACCATGGTGTCCCACCACAAAACACGTACCGTTTCGGGTTGCACAAGGTCACAGATGGATGCCAGTTCTGAGGCAAACTCGGTAAGTTCAGCACCGCCGATAGAGCCTGACGTATCAATGGCTACGATAACCTCGCCGATAGTTTCGTTCTCCATGCTTGGCATATAAATATCATTTGCCATCTGACGCTTGTTCATCTTGCGCCAAGTGAACTCATCCTTGCCTTTCATCGCTGATGAAACAAAGTCACGTAGTGCATCTCGCCAATCAATCTTGGGTTCAAGTAACTCTCCGATAGCACGTGGCATCTTTGCACCCATACGACCAGCGAGCATACCGCCCTCACGCAAAGCCTTATCAATCCCATCCGATAGTTCTTTGAGTTCTTCGGGAGTTATGTCCTTAAATGATTCCCAGTCATGCTCATCGAAACCATCGCCACCCATGTCATACTCTTTGCCATTGGCTTTGATTTTGTTATCTTGCTTTCCACCCTGTGATGGAGAACTATTCTGCGAATCATCATTGCCATCGCCTTGTTCGTCATCATCACTAGGTGAGCCTGATGAGCTACCCTTACCTTTACCTCGCTGAGGATTCTCTTTACGGATATAGTTGTAGACCTCACGCATATTCCAGTTGTGAAAGAATGGGTCATACAACGCACCTTCGGGCAACGCAACAATAGCCTCGTTACCTCCGCTAATAGTTCCTTTGATGTTGAAGATGATGTCGTTGACTACAAAATCCGCCGCCATGTTTGCAATCTTAGAATCTTCCTTGAACATATCCTTGCCACGTGGGATTTGTTTCAATGCCACATGAAGATTCTCATGGAGGACAAGACCACGCAACTTGGGTTCACAGTCGATAGTCTCTAAGAATGGCTTAGAGTATCTCTTGTTGACACCATCGGTGTATGCCGTAAACATATCATCGCTCACCTCTGACTTACCCATCAGCATGACACCGCTATACAACGCAGTCTCAGGATGTTTCATTAGTGCGATGTGCGCTTTCTTCAAGCGAACTTCTTGTTTGTTATTCATTTGTTACTCCTTGTTAATTAGACAATATAAAAATCCTGTAATCACACCCAAACCGTACATGATTAAAGACCACATAAATATTCCGATTCCGACATCCATAGCTTTCCACCTCCTCGTGGTTAGTTAATTAGAACAACTCGTGATTGTTTTTAGCCCACTCTGCAATCTGCATATTGTGGCGAGCCAACTTGGTTGCCTTGGTGTTACGCATCATCATGGTAAAGAACACCGCTTGCACCTCTGAACTAGGAATCTTATTAACGAACTTCATGAACTTGTTCAACTCGTCTTGAGTCTCTAGCACGTCGACTGCTTGGAACATAATCATTAACTGCGCTGATACCTCGTCGGGAACTTTAACTCCGTCTGGATCTTTGACGATGTCTTTTACATCCATCAGAGTCTTCTCTAGCGATAGAAACGCTGACATATCACCAGCACCAGCAAGACCGATAGTGCCAGCCAATGCGACCATCGTTGCGTTCTCACCCAATGTATCCCGATTACGCACAATCACGTCGCACTTAGCTAGAGACCTTGGCGAACAGAATGATAGTTGAGTCTTCTTGGGGTTGAACACGTATGGGTTGTCATCTTGGTTGCCATCACGATACGATGCCAATGTCCTTGGGAACAACGCAACGAACGCACGAACAACACGAGAGATACCTCTAGATGATGCCCACTCTAGCCAGTCATTGACTGATGGTTTGCTCATCTCCATGATGCACACACGATTACCAGCATGGGCGAGCATTGTGTCGCCGACCCCGTCGCTTGCATTATTCGACGTGCCGAAAACTATGCTTCCACTTGGTAGTGGAACGTCACCTACCATTCTCTCCAACATTAGTCGGGTAAAGATAACTTGCAATAGCTTTGGTGCTTTCATGAACTCGTCGAGCAAGATGACCTTTGGCTTAGGAGAGTCAAGCTTGAAGAGAGACGAAACATAATACTCAAGAGACTTACTAGCATGATTGGGTATCGTCATACCTACGTCGGACATATCCTTGACAGGACAGTCCACATAGATATAGTCGTACTTGTCGCCATGGTCTGCTTCCATCATGGACAATATAGAAGTCTTACCACACCCAGGCTCAGAGACTATGATTGGTGTGATTTCTGAACCTATTAGGGGAATGACTTTGCGTAACTCGTTGATGGTTACGGTTGCATTGAAGTTAAGTTTGCTCATTTGTATTTCTCCTTGATTAGATTGAATTGAAACTACCGAACTTGGAAAGAATATCGTCTATGCCTTCCTTAACATGATGGCGAACTGCATCGGAATCTCGAATGTCCTCTGCCTTCACACCACGTAATACTTCTTCTAGCGATGCACGTGCCTGTTCCAATCCTGAATCATTCTTAAGATTGAATCGCTTAAAACTTTCGCACATTTCTAGGGCTTTTTGTATCGTTGTGTCGTAAATCTTGCGACGCTTGGTGCGAATCTCGCCGTTGACCTCTGACTCATCGACACCGCAACAATGCGAGATGGACTCCATAACCTCGACCATGCGTTCTGATTGTTCTTGCGCAATGGATTCGATAATGCCGTGAGCCTGCTTTTTGTATGTATTAAACAAGTCATCAGCGATGTCCTCTGCTATCCCACAGCGAAAGTCGTTCATTGGCACTTCGGACACATACAGGTTCAAGCTGAACTTGGAGTGAACTTGTTCTTTAGTTGGGTAGTCATCTCGGTTGAACATAGTACCTTGCTTGAAAGCCATGTCGGACACGATTGAATCGTAGTCGCTTGTTAATGAATCCACTAACGCATGGAAAGCTATTTGATGTTCGTGATACTCTTGCTTGAACTTAGGCACGTCAACGCTTGGCAACAAATTCTGCGATTGATTCCAGCGATAGGTGCGACGTTGAAGCCAGTTGTATACGGTCTGCCGATAATTCACCACCGCCTTGTGCTTGGGATGATTAGCCAACAGATTCTTAACATACCTGCCCGCGGACTTATCCGCATTCTTTGCCGTAGTAACTTCATCACTGATGCCACGGTCTTGCTTGGTTGCTGACCACACGCTGATGTCTACGCTTACTAGGACTGCTGAACTAGCAAGGCTAATCAGGTGATCGGGTTTGGTTAATTCCATATTCATACACTTCTCCTTGGTTTGATTGAACTACGCTAAAAGTAAATCCACTATCACGTGGTAAGCTAAATAGCCCACCGCTACAACAACTAATAACTTCCCCCAAAAGTCTTCCATAAAAGTATCCTCCTCCAGTTTCATAAGTATACCATAACTTTACATTTGAGTCAATGGTGATGTATGACTTTTTTATCTCACTCCCAGTCCACATACACCGACCGATTGACTCCTACCCAGTCATGTTCGCCGTTACCCCACACTTCCTCGACATTGTCATTAGTGTCCTCACCCACACGAGCAAACGCACCACCTATATATAAGTCATTCGTGTTGCCCTCGTCAGCCCACTCTCGTGCCAATCCCATCAAGCACTCGTGACATTGGACATCGGGGTAAGACTCATACCACTTGACTTCTTCGGCAAAGAACCTAATCTCCAGCTTGTCTTCAAGAACCTTAAAGACTTCATCCTCTTGTTCTGAAAAGCACAATGCCGTTGTCTCCTTTGACTTCGCTTCCGCTATGAATGTATAGAACGAATGCTTGGCTTTAGTGTCATCCTCGCCCCCGAATCGTATGGTGTATGCAACAGTTGACCTATACCCCATGTTCTTCTCCTATGAATGTTCTAACCCAGTCTACGTATATCTCGTCTGCGTAGAGCCACCTTGCCATTCGCTTACTGTTTGGCACGTCTATCGGGTAATTAACCAATAGAGCATGGTTGTCGCACCGCACCAGCTTGTAGAACTCAGGCTTGTCGGGCTTGCGATATAACTTAATGACTTTCATACACCACCTCTTTCAGTTTGACCAACTCTCGGTCAAGGGCTTCCTCGCCCACCTCGTTGCGGATACGCAAAATCCTGTCTACGTTTCCACCATCTAGTAGAAACCTAGCCATCTCGTTACCGCCTGACCGAACCGCATTGATAACTTGGAGTAGAAATATCTTATCTTCGCCTTTCATTTGATTAGCCCTCCCTTGTTGTTGAGTCCCTTCAAGTCCTCTCTGTTGGTAATCATCATGTAGTTTGACTTGTGCATTGGTGCAACTGTGCGAACCACCTTCGTTGCTAGGTCATCACCGCATGGCATACAAATCGCATAGCCGATGGCTAACCGTTCCGCAGCGTAGGTCATACCGCATAGCTTACATTGTGGATTAAAAGTCTCATCAATCATGGTAGGTATCCTCTGTCGTCACCGAACGATGCTTCGTACTTGTCCAACCAGTCGTTGAACTCTGCTTCGTATATCGCCCATGCTTCGTCGCTATCTTCCATTCCACGATATCGTGGGTCGAGAATTGGCTTTTGTTTGCTAGCACGATGTTCTTCAAATTGAATCAAAGCATTTTTAAGTTTGCCCATGTCCTTCTCCTTCATTAGAGTTGAATGATTTCCACTACCTCGTGGAAAGCTAAATAGCGTTGAAGGGTTCGTCTTGCTTGGTAATAACTTGCCCATCAACATTATTAGTATACCATAACTTTACATTTGAGTCAACCTCTTGTATGACTTTTTTTCGTGATGGGTAGCCAAAAAAATTCCAAGTTTGAGAAAAAGTTCCAGCGAAGTTCCAGTTTTAAAAAGCGAATTGGAATTTTTTTAGACTTAGTAGAAATGGGCTGAGAGCCTTATAAAATAAGGATGTAGTAGTAGTAGTATTCTTAATAAATATATAAAAATTCCAAAATTCCAAGAAAATTTAAGAGGGGATACCGTCTGGTGCTAAATAGTTGCACTGGCTGAGCAAGCCTTGCTCTCCCTCTTTTTTCTCAATTACCCCCTGTCCCCTTCGTGCAAAACTTGGAATTTTGGAATTTC